CGCTTGACTTGGCCCTTGCCGAAGACGAAGCGGAACGTAATCGGCCGTTTAGGAGCTTGTGCCATGTCCTCACCCATTCCAGCAGTATATAAATCAATCGTGCGTGCAACGAGCGATTTGATCAAAAATCTCAATGCCGAGGGCGTATACGGTCAGATCGCCTACCACAACTGGGAAGAGCGCGGCCCGGAGAAAAACCTCCCGAAGTACACGCTGATCGGTGTCGAGGGTTTCTCGTTCATCGAGAACGACGGGCTGTGGAATATTCGATATGGACTCGGTCTGTCGAGCTATAACGACGTCAACCTTCTGAACGAAATCGACCTGATCGCTCGCATTCACGAGCGGTTCGGCGAGCGCGAAAAGATCGACCTGTTGCAGCTGTCGGACGGCGCGCTGGCCAGCGAACTGGTGGTAGGAGCCTTCCGAATGTACCCCATGTCGCAATCTGAATTGCGCAACTATCGCACGTTCGCCATCGAATTGTTGCGCACTGGCACTTAGGCGTAAGCGTCGCCGGTGATTGGGTCGGTCGACGGGGTGGCGAGAAGGAAGAGCGTACCCGAGGGGGTGGGATCGTAGGCCGGGTTGACCGCGACAATCGCGTCATTGATGATGGCCGAGAGGCTCTCGGCGATTGATCCCCAATCGATGGCCTGACGCTTATATGCGTTGGTGCCGCTGTCCTCCGATACAGCCACGCGGACGGCCATCGTTGGGATCAGGTTGAGCGCAGCCTGAGCCTCGATCGCGTCCCGAACGGAAAGCAGCACGGCATCGCCGCTCGCCGCCGCAAGCAGCTCGGCGGTGACAAGGCCGCGGAAGGAGACGTAGGCACGGATCAGCGAAATGTCGCCGTCCGGCAAATCCTTTGGTTCGACACCGAGCTTCGCTCGAACGCCTGCATTCGAGGCACCGTAAGGCGCGCGGGCCTCGACCGAATACCGTTCCTCACCATTCACGAGCGCACCGAGAACGGTGTAGCTCCACTCGAAATCGCGACTCCCGAACAGCGATCCATCGGCGAGCGTGTTGTGTTCAGAGGCGATCGGCAGATTAATCGAGACAGCATCAGAAGGCACTGCAACGATCCCGCTCGCGATCACGTCCCCCGCAGTGCCGAGCAGGCGCCACGAAATATCTCCATCCGGTTGACCGGTCGAGAACAGGACAGGGATCGACAGAGCGAGACCGCTGCGGACAATCATTATGCCTTCTCCAGCCGTCCGCCTTCGGCCAGCTCGTCGTTGATGAACGATGTCACCGGCACGGTCGCGCCCGTGATATCGATGTGCTTCGCCGAGAACGGGTCCATGAGCGTGATATGCTCCTTGGTCTTGACCGTGACCATCTGCGTCTCGTCGGTCGCGCCGTTGCCCGGCAGCGGCTTGGAGTCGTCCTGCTTGGTCAGGTTCGGCGACTGATCGTTCAGAACGACCGGGTCGGCGGTGGCCGGCGCATCGAGCACGGGATCGGCGACCGTGGTGGTCTGGCCGAGCGTCTCAGGGTCTTGGGTCGGCACCGGGGTGAGGGGATCGACGCTGGGGGCGACAGGAGTGGCGCCAGCGCCGGGGGTGTTCTTGGCCATTGAAATTCTCCTATGAGGTGGCGGGGTAGTACGCCGTAACGGACGGCAAGGGAAGCAGGTTCAGCACGGTGCAAAGAAAAGGCCCCTTGCGGGGCCTTTTCCGTATCAGAGGACGGCGCCTTAGGCGTCGAGGTTGAGGACCGAGCGCGTGTCGCCGAAGATCATCCGGTAGCCGCGGTTCGTGGTCTTCACGTAGCGCACGCGCTGGTTGGTGATCGCGCGGGTCGACTCTTCGATGTCCGAGCCGTTCTCGACCAGCTCTTCGACCGTCTCGGCCTTGATGAAGCCGATCAGCTTGGCCGCGGGGGCGGTCGAACTGAGAGCGAAGGTCATATTGAGCGGCAGGCGAGGGTTCTCGCGAGCCACCTGCACACCGGCGCTGGCGAGGATTTCCATCTGGCTGGGGCCTGCATTCGCCGTGGGGGTGGCGAACATCCGGATCCATTCCAGATACATGTCCCAATTGCCGACAACCGTATCGATCGGCGTGCCCTTCTGCGCCTGGCTGACCAGCCACTTGAGGACGATCTCCCAGTTCAGGCGACCAGCGGCCGGCACCGGGCGGCCCGAGACCGGATAACCGAGCGCGAGGTCGGTCGCATTGACCGTCGGCGCGGCGCCCGAGACGCCGTCGCCGTTGAGCAGCAGCGCGGTGGCGATCGCGGTCTGGCCGATCTCGACCTCACGCTGCATGCGCGCGGCATACGGCGTGATGATGTCGAGGCTGGCGCGCCGCTCGAACTCGTAGGTGAACTCGATGCCGCCGCCGAACTTGTAGAACTTGACGCCCTTGTCGGTCATGCGGAGCGAGCGAACCGGAATTTCCGAACCTTCGGAAATCACGCCGGTCTGCTGATAGTCGGACGCCTTGTCATCGACGACGGTCGAGATCATCTCGTTGCCGTTGATGGTGCGGGACTGCGAGACGATCGCGCCGACGTTCTCGATCTGGTCCTGGCGGTACTTCCACTGCAGGATGTTGTCGATCACGGGCGGGAACAGGGCGCGCGAGCCGGGGAACGTGTTGAACGTCTCGGCGGCGGCCTGCAGAAGGACACCCGAGGAGAAGTCGTCACGGACCGGCAGATCGAGATACGCGAGGGCGCACTCGTAGCCGTCCATCTTCGCACCGGCGAACTGACCCTTGTTGGGGTCGACCGCGAGGCGGAGATAGTCGTCGATCGAAAGCCGTGCTTCCTTCGCCAGACGGATCAGGTTCTCACCCGCGCGCAGCGAGGTCGAGCCGTTCTTGTCCTCGGGCTTGAGACCCGCGAGCAGAACTTCGGCCGGCTGGCGAGCGGCGCGAATAGCGAGGAGGTTGGGTGCGGTTTCCATGAGGCGTTCCTTACAGCTTCTCGGCGACGACGTAGTCGGTGCCGACTTCGACGACGATGGGGTTGGCGACACCGGCCGCGGTGTCCTTCTTCACGAGACCGGCGCCAGCGCCGATCACGCGATCCCCGACGACGATACCGTGACCGGTTGCGGCGGGGAGCTTCTCCTTGAACTTGCGCGCGATCGAGGCGACCTTGCCCCCGCCGATCGAGTTGCGGTTCTCGGCGACATAGACGCGACCGAAGATCACATCGCCGTCGGCGGCCAGCTTTACCGTGGCCGCGGCGGACGTGTCGAGCGAAACGGCCTTGCCGGCGGTGGCGGCGACCGCCGTGTCGTCAGCGAAGGTGCCCGACAGGTGATAGGTGAAAGTGAAGATACCGAAGGGGAAACCGTCGGAGACGACACCAGTGATGTTGTAAGCCATGATATTCGCTCCTTACTTGCGGACGCCGAAGGCATGCTTCGGGTCATAGGACAGTTCGACCTTCTGGTCTTCGCCGCCGGCACCCGCCGCGCGCCCGCCGACTGGCAGGATCGAGGTCAGGTTGGCCGTCAGTTCGCCGATCTTGGTCTTGAGTTCGGCGACCGTCTTGAGACGGGCGTCGCCTTCGAGCTTCTTCTCGCCCTTGGCGACCATGAGATGATCGAGCTGCTCATGGAGGAACGTCACGGCCTCATCGCGCTCGGTGGCGACGGTCGCCTCGGGGCGCGCGGCCAGCGTATCACGTTCGGCAGTCAGGGTGGCAAGCGCGGTGTCGCGCTCGGCAATCGTCGCGCGCGCAGCGGTCAGCTCGACCGTTCGGGCGTCGCGATCGCGCTCGGCCGCCGACAGGTTCGCCGTCAACGTGCCCTTGTCCGCGGACAGGGTCGTGAGCTGGGCGGTCAGCGCGGTGATTGCAGTGTCGCTCATCGTATCTTCCTTTTTCCCGAGGGACGCCTGCACAACCAGTTCGTCCGTCTCAAAACCATTTGCAGCCAGGAGCTTGATCCCCTCGGGCGCCAACTTCGACTGGGACTTACCAACAATTTTAGGTTTGTCAGCTGCACCACGGGCAACCAGTGAAGTTTCTACGAATTGCGACAGGCCAACCATCTCGCCATGCACGCCGCCGATACCGATCTGGTGGCCGTTGGCGCACATACGGGCATAGAGATGCTCGCGGTCGATGCCCGGTGCGAAATAATCCCAGCCACATTCCGAGCAGTTGAACTCGCGCGACATGAAGGCGACCGAGACCTCATCCAGCACGCCCGCATTCAGCTTGGCGATGAGGGTGACCTCGGTCTGGTCGAGGTAGAACAGGCCGCGCATCGTGAGCGAGGCATCCTCGAAATCGAGCGCGGCGTGGAACAAACGACCCTTCGGCGCACCCATCATCTCGTGATCGGCGATCAGCGGCAGATGATTGCCCCCGTTGATGGCATCGACCATCTCTTTGAGAGTGATCGGCTGCACGACCGCGTTTTCGAACAGCGCGCCGCGCTTGCCGGGCAACGGCTTGGTGTTGAGCATGATCGTCTCGAACACCGCAAAGCCGGACGGATCGACGTCTTGGCCGACCGCTGCTTTGATCATCGCCTCAAGGGCAGGGGTCATATCGAGCTGCTTCATGTATCTGCCCTATGTCGTCGGAGCCAAGCTGTTCAAGCGGTTCGTGGACAACCACTTATTTTTCTACAGTTGGATTTCTAGAAACTACTAGGTAATTTTAAGAGAAGTGGGTTCTGCTAGAGAGCGAATTCCAGCATGCCGCCGTCTTCCAATTGAAAGGACAGCTTGGTCTTGGCTCCGCCGCTCTTCACAGCATTGTTCCGACCGACCCCGTTGCCGCCCTCGCCCGACAACGCGCGGCCAAGCGAGTCCGTGTTCGCGGAAGCGTCACCGGCGTCAATGGCCGGTGTCGGATCGGCGAACTTCGTGCCGGACAGCACCGGCGCGCCGGGCAGCGGCGGCCGGCCGTACATCGCCATGCTGTATTCGATGTCGGTGATCAGGCCGTCACTCAAATCTTGGCGCAGGCGACTGGCCTTCATGGTCCACTGCGGCTCCAGCTCCATGACCGGGCGCAGTTCGACCGGTGGGAAATTGACCTCGATACGACCCGCGAAACCCGCGAGACGCGCGGCGAGCGTGAACGACTTGGTGAAGATCGCCGCGACGGCGCGGTTGAGCGCGTCCGCGCTGAGCGCGAACAGGCGCGCCTCGGTTGATGCGACCTGTCCGTTGGTGCCCTTGCCGACGACGGCGGGCATGACCTTGAGAGCGGCCATGTTCTGCGCTTGCAGGACATCGATCACGCCTTGGATTTGGATGCCGGCCGACGGGTTCTTATCATTGATAATTTTTGCCTCGATGGCGTTCGAGTGAACGAAGGCATCGCCCGAGCCGAGGTTGCTGATTGTGGTGCGAATCGCGTTCAGCTCGGCCTGCACATACGAACGGATCTTTTCCGGCTGGTTACGAAAAGCCGGCGGCGCCGACTTCGTCAGCACGTCTTCGAGCACCTGTACATCCACACGCGGGTAGCCGACGATCTTCATGATCCGGTACAGCTCGTTGATGACGAGCGTGCGCGACGCGATCGTGTTGATCGCCGAGACAAACGGCGAGAAGGTGTATTTGCCGAGCGGCGACTGGTGGAAATTCGACGTGAAGAAGGTCGGGATATTGAGATCGATCTTCTCGTTCGAGCCAGTCGGCGTCTGGACCGGCTTGTAGACACCCGGCGCCGTCTGGTCCCACGTCAGCGTGGCTGGATCGACCAGCCGCAGCTCGCTCGGGACATAGGTCTTGTCGAGGACCAGTTCGGCCGCCGTGCCGCCGCGCAGCAACATCATGTAGCGGTGGTCGGAGCACAGGGCATCAACCGTTGGCTTGTCGCTGTAGCCGAGCGTGTAATCGTTGGTCGTGGTGAGAACCGCCAGCAGCTGCTGACCCATCGCGATCCCATCGGTGCTGATCTCGTCGTTCTCGTCGTAGGCGGTGACCAGCGGGTCGACCGAGCCGGCGACGGACAGGAACGCGTTGATGGCCGCCGAGACGTCGGGGTCCATATTCGCGAGCGTCGCCATCAGCTCGCGACTGTCGTTCGCCGCGCGGGTGGTGTAGACGTCGGTCAGATGGTCGCGGTACGTCGGAGCAGTCATCGTCGGCTGCGACTTCACGAAGCCCGGAGTGGCGCCCTTGCCCCCCTTCACGCCCTTGCCCTTGGGCAGGAGGATGGCACCGAGGCCATTCATGATGCTGTCAGCCATTTATCCGAGCCTCGAAATGCGGGAGAGACCGGTGGTCTTGCCGGTTCCGTTGAAGTTGAGCATTCCTTGCGTACCGCCAAAAGAGGCTCCAAGGAAAGAGGAAGTAGTGGCCACCGTCGAAATCTGTGTAGCAAACATGTGCTCGCCGATGCGCCGCGCCAGCAGGTTGAACGCGATCGAGTGCATGAAGTGGTCGTTGCCGTCCGTCTTCTTCCATTCGCCCAGCACGTTGTCACTGTCGGACGGCTTGTCGTCGCGGACCATGCTCATCAGGTGCTTGGTGACGGTCGCCGCCTGACCCTGATAGCCCGAGATGGTCATGATCCGATGGCTGATAAGAGACTGGACACGGTCAAGCGCCAGCGTATTGTTGGCCGAGTAATGGTTCAGGATTTTGGTGTCGCTCTCCATCACCGGCGCCAGCGCCTGCAAACCGCGGTACTGAACCGGGATGATCAGACCCGAGGTGCTATCCCGCATCGCATCGGCTTCGGTGGTATAGGGGAAGCGATCGATCGCGCCTTGGACGATGTTATAGATTTTGCAGAGTTCCTCGACGCGGCGCTGCAGCGACGACGCCGGCACCGTGTCGAAATAGACGAAATGCGGCTTGCCGTCGTCATCGTCATAGCTGATCGTGATATAGCAGGTCAGGCCGACGTCGATGCCCATGAAGCAGGGCGTGTCAGCGCTGATGTTCGGGATCGACGCCGTGCCTTTGGCCATGCAGGCCTTGATATCGGCTTCCTGCAGCCGCGCGTCGGCGGCGGTATACTCTTCGCCGAGCACGGTGTTATAGAAGCCACGCGTGAACGATTTGTCCTGATACTGGGCCAGCTGCCCGAAGATGTAGGACGGCTTGATGCGCGGCGTCGAGAATGGCCGGACCTGATAGCCGCGGAAGTTGAGCACCGAGGGACGCAGCGCGACCCACTCGCGCAGGTCGTCGTTGCCCAGCTCCAGCCGGTGCTCGCAGTCAGGGCACTTGACGTAGCAATCCTCCAGATCGAGCATCGCGATCTGCTGCGCCGTCAGGTCCGTGAAGTTCTCGATATCGAACGGGAGCTTCTTGAGGTGGATGAAGGCTGGCTTGAACAGCGGGATGTGCCAGCGGTTGCAGCCGGGGCACTTGGCGAAATACTCGCGCTGGTCGGTGAGCTGGTAGTTCTTGTCGATGCCGAAGCCGGCGAACGTCGGCGTCGAGAATGACTGCGTGATCTGCATGTCCGATCCCTGGAGGCGGGACTGGTACAGCGCGATGATCTCCTGTGGCGACAGGTCCAACTCGTCGTGGAACAGGAAGTCGGCGGACAGGGACGTCGCGTCGCCCTCGGTGCAGGCGGTGATGTAGCCGAAGCTGTCGCGGATCTGGACCTGATCCTTCGAGCGGGTCGGCTTCATGGCCGACGGCGGATTGAAGACCGCGTCTGCTTCGAGGATGGGCTTGATGCGCCCGTTATAGGTCTTGGTGAACATCTTCTCGTTGGGCATGGAGAAGATGCCGGCGATCGCCGTCGAGCGCGTCAGGATTGCGAGGAACTTTCGGATCTGAACCTCGGTAAGGCCGATCTGCGAGCACTTCTTCACCGACAGATTACGGTGCATGTCGTTGGCGATCTCGTACTGGAAGCCGTAGCCGTCGTAGGAGAAGGGCCGCTTCTTGATCGTGGTGTTCGCTGTGATCCAATCGCCCATCGACTGGGACGCGTTGACGTCGCCGAAGCGCATCTTCACGGCTTGATAGAGTTCGTCGAACATGCCTCGCCTGTGGCTGATGTCCCGGTGAAGATCAAATGGTTGTACGGCAACCGCTCTACCCTGTAGTTTGGCGAAATCGGCTTGCGCGTGCGACCGACAAGACTAGGACAGACCCATGAGCAATTTCCCTCCCCTCCGCATGGCCGTCTTGACCGGCCTGATCGGGCTGAAAAATCAGCTCGACACCCTCGCGCTCCCCGAGTGCCCCTACGATGAGGAGACCAAGAACGCCTTGCTGGAGCTTCTTGCGCCCAAGGTGGTCGAAAAGATCATCGAGAAAGAGGTGCTGACGGAGGCAAAAGCCGGCCGCGGCCGGCCGTCGAAAGACATTCGCCTCTCCGACGAGGACCAGCAGATGGTGCTCGACGAGATCAAGCAGACGATCAAGGATCTGAACGACGTCGGCAGCGGCACGGGCCTGCAGGTCAACGAGAAGATCCAGATCGCCAAGACCAAGGGTGATCAGCTGGAGCGCCTGCTGAAAATGCTGGAGCGCCACACCACGGTACAGCGCGTCGGCGAATTTCAGGAAACCGTGATCCGCATCCTCGATGACCTAGTATCGGAGAAGGACAAGGAAATCTTCATGAAGCGATTGGAGCCATTTCGATGACCGCTATCTCGCCGCCGATGATTATCACAGGCATATTGTTGAATATCAACGCTTTTGCGCTTGAGCATCATCCGATCTTGATGTTTTGTGACCTCGCAGTGGCCACCTACATCTTGTGGAATTCGATCTCACACATTGATCCGCCTTCTGGTCCCACTCCTGTTCGAGTATAATTTATGAGCATTTTCAAAGACTTCGCCCCGCTGTACTGGGCAGCGGGCATTCCAGTCATGCCGCTCAAGCGCTGGAATTCGCCCGGCAAGGGCGCCGGCAAGGCACCGATCCTGAACGAGTGGACGCAATACGGCGAGTTCATGCCGTCCGAGGCCATCCGCTCGCTCTGGCTGACCACCTATCCGGACTCGAATATCGGTCTGCCGTTCGGTGACGCCTCGGGCCTGTGCGCGATCGACATCGATACCGAGGACGCCGACCAGATCGCGGCGATCCGCGCCGCCCTGCCGCCGTCGCCGTGGGTGCGCATCGGCCAGAAGGGCATGGGCTTGATCTACAAGTGGCAGGGCCAGCCCAACTTCAAGCTGCGCGACGGCGACAATCAGTCGATCGTCGAGTTCTTGGGCAAGGGCAACCAGATGGTGCTGCCGCCGTCGATCCACCCCAAGACCGAGAAGCCCTACGTCTCGGATACGAACCTGTGGGAGGTGCTCGACAAGATCCACCACCTGCCGGTCGATATCGAGCGCATCCTGCGGCAGGCGCTGGGCGATCTGCCCGGCCTGTCGATCGCGCAGTCGGGCCGCAGCGCGCCGCTGGACGTGATCCCGCAGGGCGAACGTGACATCCAGATGGTCCGGCACGCCGGCTACCTCGCGCGCGTGGTGCGCGGCATCGACAAGGCGGCGAAGTTCTCGCTGTCCGAGGCGATGAAGCACATGTCGCACTGGGTCGAGAACTTCACGGCGCACACCTCGGGCGACGACATGGACCCCGACAAGGGCGTGTCGAAGCTGGTCGAGTTCCTCCTGCGCGACGTCGAAGCCGGGGCCACGCTGCCGAACGGGTGGGACGACGGCCTGACCGACGAACAGCGTGCGCATCCCGCAATCGCGGCGATGATCGTGAAGAATGACATCCAGCGCTGGTCGGTGACCAAGGCGACCGAGTGGCTCGACGCACAGATGATGGTCGATCCGACCAATGTCGATCGCACGATCGAGCTGGTGACCAGCCTGATTGACTCGCTGGCCAAGGACGAGAACTTCTCCGAGAGCGAGTTCAAGCTGATGGCCGGTGTGATCGCGCTGCGGACGAAGCACCTCGTCACCTACTCGAAAGCCGACCTCAAGGCCGATTTCCGGGAGTCGCGCAAGGGCGACACCGAGATGGCCGAGGATCATGAGGCGATCGCGCGGCAGGTGATCGAGGAAATCGGCCGCGGCGGCGAGCTGCGCTACGATCAGGGCAAGTTCTGGCAGTGGTCGGGCGCCCACTTCGCGTCACGCGAGATCGAGGATATCCAGCAGGAGATCGCCGAGCGCGTCAAGGGCAACCAGCTGGCTCGTCGGCACAATGATTATGTCGCCATCGGCAAGACGATCGCCATGCTGGTGCGCGCGCCACTGGCGCGTGAGCTGGAGGATGGCATCAATTTCGCCAACGGCTTCCTCGACACGTCGCTGAAGCTGCACGACCACTCGCCGAAATATGGCAAGACCTTTACCATGCCGTTCAATTATATCCCCGAGCGCGCGGCGGAGTGCCACAAATGGCTCGAATATCTGGAGCGGTCATGGGGCGATGACCCCGATTATACCGAGAAGGTCATGGCCTTGCAGGAAGCGTTCGCCGCCACGATGTTCGGCATCGCCCCGAAGTTCCAGCGCGCGTTCCTGCTGCACGGCAAGGCCGGGTCGGGCAAGACGCAGGCGCTGGAGATCCTGCGAGCCATGATGCCGCCGGCCGCCAGCTGCTCGGTGCCCCCGACGCTGTGGAACGAGCGGTTCCAGCTGGCGCCGATGGTCGGCAAGACCCTTAACCTGTGCGGCGAGCTGCCCGAGGAAGCGACCATCGACGGGCGTGCGTTCAAGGAAATCGTCGAAGGCACGGTTCAGAACACCGAGTTCAAGGGCGGCGCGATCTTCCAGTTCTGGCCCACGGCGGCGCAGTGGTTCGGCTCGAACCATCTGCCGCGGTCGCGGGACACCAGCCGGGGCTTCATCCGGCGCTGGCTGATCCTCGACTTCCTGCGCGTGGTCCCTTCGGAAGAGCGGATCGTCGATTTCTACAAGGTGCTGATCGCGGAAGAGCGCGAGGCGATCGCCGCGTGGGCGGTGCAGGGCTTGAAGCGGCTCCTGACGCAGGGCGATTACACGCAGCCAGCCTCGCACGTGTCGCGGCTTAATCAGGTGGCCCGTGCGAACAACTCGGTCGCGGCATTCCTGCAGAGCACCGACAAGGTCAAGGTCACCGAGGGTTGCGTGGCCGATCTGCGGGCTGTTTTCGACCAGTATATCGACTTCATGAAGAACATCTCGCGCGGTTACAGCGTCTCGTATGAACGTTTCATGCAGATGGTCGACGAGCTGGGCTATACGGTTGATCAATATATCGATGGCGTGGGACAACTGCGGCATGACGCCCAAGGCTTGGAATTGCGCCAAGCGCTGCTCCCTTCACCCCGATAATGATACAAAACCTCGGACTTTGTGCGTAAAGTCCGAGGTTTTCACATATAAATGTCGAAAAACTTGAAAAAATATCGCGAAATCGTGGGCGGACTATTGCTCTATAGGTGTGAAATTTGAGGGGCAAAAGACGTGTTACCCTTTGATATCATTGGATATTCTTAGGCATACCACCTAGACCACATCTAATTCGAGCACCCCCACCTTCGCATCACTATTATATCATCTAAACCAAACACATCGCTTCTAGCGGTGACGGGCACGGACCCAAGGCGCACCACATATACATAGTGTATGTGGGGCAGATCAGAGGCAGCGAGGGCTGCTTCTGGTGACAGGGAAGCTGTGTCTTGGTGGTTCACCTGAACCGCTTAAATGTTTAAGTCCAATCATCCCAACGGGAGTAACCACAATGACTGTTCAAGTGATCGATACCAAGAACGACGGTGCAATGACCATCGACACCAACGCCCCCGATGCGCGCAGCATGATGCTGGCCAGTGCCAGCGCGATCGCGGCCTTCGTCATCGAAAGCGAAGGCAAGCTCGCTGATACGGCCAAGGCATGGGGGCATGCCCTCTTCCGCGCCGTCTACGTCGACGGTGCCAACATGGACGGCATGATCGGCGATAGCAAAGTCGCCGCTGGGTGGTCCGTCCTCACGACGAACGAGACGGGCAAGAAAGCCAAGGCGCGGCTCGAAGTCTACTTCTCCAATGCCCGCAAGGTGGCGGAAGCATGGGGTGGCATGGAACAGGCGGCGCGCGACGACGTGCTGGCGGGCCTGTCCTCTATCCACTACATCGCAGGTCAACTGCGCAAGGCCGAAGCCGACGCCAAGCGTGCGGCGGACAAGGCGGCCAAGCTGGCCAAGGCCGAACAGGAAGCGGCCGATGCCAAGGAGGAAGCAAGCCCCGCTATCATCGACCCCCATGCGGAGCGCGACGCCAGCCAGCGCAAGGCATTGGACCATGCGGTCTATACCGTGGCCGACGGCTATTCGCCCCTCAATATGGTGCGTTTCGCTGCAACCGACGAAAGCGTGACGCTGGAAGAATTGCTTTCCCTCGTCGCTCGCAAGATGATCGGCGCGAGCGATGCCGATATCGATGCCGCGTATCCAACGCTGGAAGCGATCATCGCCAGCGTGGACGCTCGCATCAATGCGGCGGCCGATGCCGAGCCGGTTTCGCTGGCGGCTTAAATGTTTAAGTCCCCGGCCTTGTGCCGGGGGCTACTCCAGCGCCCATGCGTGGACGTTGCGGTAGCCCTTGTGGAGTAGTGCGTATGGCAATGACCCAAGCAGAGTCCTATGCAGATCTGTGGACGCAGCATCGCGATTATTGGAAGCCTTGCACCCCCGACGACATTCACGGGTTGCGCGAGGATCGCGAGTTCGAGCCGCCCAGCCGCGCGCATCGCAAACGGCTCGCTCGGGATCGCCCGGAAGTCACCGTCGCCCGCCCGGCCCCGCCGGTCGACCAGTCCGCGCGTTTGCGTATCAATCAGGCCTCCGCGCACGGTGCGCGGATCAAGGCCCTCCTCGGCTATGTCAAGCCGATTGTCAGGTAGGAGGCTTAAATGTTTAAGTGGAAAGTCTGGAACGTCGACAAGGCCAAGCCCGTGGGCGAGCCGATGCGGTCCCTCAGGAAGGCCATTGCGAACGCCACCACGCTTGAGTGCCGTGATGGTGAGCATCACACCGTGGTGCCCGCGTGAGCGTGCTCTACGGCTATGCGGTGCTCAGCATCGTGGCCACGCTCGCCGTGTTGTGGGGCGGTCTTCGCAAGCGCGAGATCAAGACCGACTGCAAGCGCAATCTCTCCAACGCTCGGGTCTGCGCGATTTATCGCGGCGCCGGCGCTCGCTGGTATCCGCATGAGATGGACGACGGCACCGTGCGCTGGTATCCCGTCGTTCATGACTATGCCTTGGACATTTGACGCGCTGCTCGACGCCGAGCACCGCTACAGCTCACTCAAGTTCCGGCGGGTCGCGCGTCAATTTGACCCGACCCGCATGGACTATGGCGAGGCTGTGGAGCTGGTCGGCTTCATGAAAACGATCGATGGTGTGAAATATGCACGCTGGATCTTCGGCTGGAAGGCCGCCGGTGTGCGTGAAGCCACGCGGTTGTTCGAGCATCTGGATCAGGACGAAGCCGTAGCCAACGTGGTCGCGGCCAATCTCGCTGTGCTTGAGCGGGATGACGGACTTAAATGTTTAAGGGCCATGAAGGATGGTGGATGGCGTCAGGGAAGCGTTCCGGGGATTGTCCGCATGGCCGTTCTCGACATGCGGGACGCTGGCATGACCTATCGTGAGGTCGGCGACGTGGCCGGGCTTACTCGGGATCAGGTGAACGTTATAATTCACGGTCTTCGCCGTGTGGCTGCGCCGGTGCCGCTCCTAGGCTTGGTGGCGGAGGGATAACTCGCCTTCTGGAGCGAGTCCCAATTCACCAAACTACCGGGTAGTCTCTTCCTTATACTATTTACTTTTAGATAATCTTATAGAGCTTATATATAATAACCATACAAATTACAGGGTAGTTTGAGGAAATTTGAAAGGGCTTAGAGATCGAGTTGTCTCACCTGGAATAGGTCAAGAACCTAGGCTTAGACCAGCGCCGCGTCCTGTCTCGCGACCCTGCTCTAAACCAAGGGAAGGACCACGCCATGTTCATCGGCCTGCTCATCGGCTTCACCCTCTTCGGGTTGCTCATCTTCACGCAAAACAATCACCGGCCCGCCGACCCGGTCAAGCTCCAGCTGATCCGCTCGATCATGCGGGTCATCGGTCTGTTTTTCTTCATCATTGGCCTGTGCGGCGCCATCGGATGGATCATCGACTGACATGAACTATTGGCAAACACATCCCGGTTAGCGACCACCATCGCTCTGACCTACACGACACATAGAACCGGGCATTGGCACACGCCATGTAAGTCCCACCCGCAAGATATAACCAGTCGCGAGAATAATCGCTTGCACCCTTGAGCGGGATTTGGGTGCCCCGCCGTTGGAGACGAAACAGGAGGATCATATGGGCCGCGTGCGCAAGCACTAAAGGGCCTGCATCGAGAGGCGGCGGCCTGACGCATTGATGGATCCAGCGTGAGAATGACGATGCACTCCAAACACAAGACCTACGATTAGCTGATGCGGGTGATCCCCGCCTCGACTAACCACATAGGGTACGCCCACGCGCTTGCAATCGCACCTTTGAGCTAAGCTCAAGCTCCAAGAACTGCTGACGAGGTCACTGTTCTTAAACATTTAAGTCCTGATCGGACCTGACGGACCACCGAGCCAAAGCTATGGACCTCACCGTACATGGTGGGGAGACGAATGAGGCAGCATGTGATCCGTCTAGCCCTATCAGCCCCGGAGTACGCTCCCATGTTGGTCTATCGCATCGAAGCCATCGACAACCCACGCGTTGGAGCCTTCAACGGCTCCAACGGCCCCGCCCACTACGCCCGAGAGCAAGCCGTACGCGAAGGCGTGCTCGACCCATACAGCCATCCGACCCCGCAGATGGAAGGCTTGAAGATCTTCTACGACCAGCACGTCTGCGGTTTCCCGCACCTCGACGCTTACCGCACGTGGTTCGTCACGCCGACCGTTCGCAAGGCCTTGTGGGAAGGCGACACCCACCATATGCGTGTCTACGACATGCCAGACCACCTCGTCCAAGTCGGGATGTTGCAGGTGGTCTTCAACCCCGACGAGGCCATCAGCGTGCGCCTCGCCACTGCGGAGGAAATCGCATGATAACCATTCTCGTCACCGGCCTCGCAGTCGCATTCGGCATCATCAGCCTCGTGGCCTTGGGATGGATCATCACGATCCTGATCGAGATCGGCAAGCGCGGCCGGCCCATGCTCGCTTGGGCTATCGCTTGGGCACTCATCACCTTCATCATCTCTCTCCTTATCCTAGGAATTCCCAATGCTTCATCGTGAAAACCTCGCCAAGCTCGCCGACTATCTCGCGACCCTGCCCGACGACTACGCGGCGTTCGAGATGCAAGTTTATCTCCAGAAGGCGCATTCATTATACGGCTGGGATTCTCTTGATCCAGACGTCGAGAAGAACTACGCGCTCCACAACGGTGGCGTCGACAAATGCGGCGCGGTGGCGTGCGCCGTCGGGCACGGGCCATCGGCTGGCATCTACGTTCCCGAGGAGATGATCCACGGTGGACGCATCAGATGGCATTCCTACATCGACCGTTTCTTCCTCGATGGCTATGCCGACAGTGATGGTGAGGAACCCGTCGACGTCGCCCACCGCTGGATGTTTGGCAGCAACTGGTCGACCTTCGATAACACTCCGAAGGGCGCCGCCTTGCGTATTCGCTACCTCCTCGACGGCAAGCCTGTGCCGCACGATTTCGGGGACTTTGGGCCGACTGCCGAGCACGTGGACTTGTACACCGATGCCTAAGCTCTTCGTCACGGCCAATGAGCCATACCACGCCCGCGTCTCGGTCCAACCCGACAGCAACGGCATTCGTATGACAATCGACTGCCTTATCAAAGGCTTAGCTAAGAGAGGTCGTCAGCATGTCCGATAAACCCATCGTCACCGCCCTGCGTAATACCGCAGCTTGGCTTGCCGCCAACCCGGACAAGCACATTTCCGGGCGGCTGGCCGAGGACAAGAACTATAACTTCATCAAATCGCCGTTCGCACCGGAAGCAGCCTGCTTCTGCGCCTACGGTCGCATGTTGGTGGAGCTGGACGCCCTCGGCGAGCCGGTCAAGACGTTGTTCGAGAAAGAATATCTCGATCACGATCGCCCCGATGCCGACTTTTACGGGCCGATGCACCAGCGCTACGGCATCCTCTACGAAGAGGTCTATATGGTGAACGACAGCACCAGAAGCCACCAGGGCAATCGCAGGGTCATCCCCTTCTTGCAGGACAAGGCCGATGCCCTCGCCCAATCCGCATAGCATCGCGCACCATTTCATCAAGGACGTGGAGCACATCCCGAACACCAACGACCTGTGGCTGGCGCAGGCCACCCGTGCTGTGAAGAACCCCGGCAAGGGCGAATATATGACGGTGTTATTGGGGCCGGCTACCCGTTCGATCTTGCCGTGTCTCCAGAACAACTGGAGTATCGAACACCGCCTCCTCGACGGCTATCGCCTGCGTGGTTACGTCAAGGAATGGCCTGCAACCGGCTACAAGATCGAGGCACACAGCGTCGTGTCTGGTAGTCAGTGGGTGCGCCAGCACCGCGCCGAGGTCTTCGCACAGGACTTCGCCACCGCGCGTCGGCTGCTCATCGTCCTCGCAAAAGAATTGGTGATTGACCGATGATCTCATTCCATGACGTGCGCCGCGCACTTGACAAGCTCGGCATCACTATGAGCAACCTCCAGCTGTCCAACCTCATGAACGAGGTCGTACCCAATCCGATGTCCGGCCTGTCATGTGCAGGTGCCAACGTGTGGGGCGACAAGAAGTCGATCGACATCGTGGAAGGCTGGCTGCACAGCGACAGCACCATTCGCCAGTGGCGTGAGCAGGTGGATGCCAACCAGCAGCGCGCCATGCGCGCCGAGGAGCTGGGCATCCAGATGCTCGCATTCATCGCCAGCCTTGCGAACAGCAACCCCGCCCATAACGCCAGTGCGGCCCTCGCCGGACAGTTCCTCGAAGATCGTGGCATCGAGCCACACGAGGGCTTCTTCCACACGCAGGACGCCGCGCTCGCCGATGCAAGGACCAAGTTCTATGACGCAGCCCATCCCCGCGCCTAGCAAGGGCTTCATCCTCGTTCCCGACGACCGCATGTTCGAGACGAACTGGCAGGCCGCCGCCGCGGTGCGCCCCGCTTGGGATACGCGCACGCTCGCTCTCGCTCTGACCGAGCTGGCGCCGGGTGACGAGCTGGAAGTTAGCGACAGCCAGTCCTTCATCGCCCTCTCGGGCAAGACCGTGGAGTTCAAGTCGTGAACATTCCCGCCGACGGCCCGCTCAACCCCAATTATGGCCCATACGTTCGCGGCGCCCAGCCGATCGGAAAGGGCTTCTTCCTCGTCGACCACCAGCGCGGTGTCAAAGGCAAGGGCAAGGTGTGGCGGCCCGCGATCATTCGCGAGAACCCACGTTACGTGCCCGACAGCCACGACTATCGCACCTGCAACGCATGGCAGCTGGTCGCCGAGGTCAACCCGCAGCTCGGCAAGTACGTGGTCGACGGCTACGTCAAGGCCACGGTGTGGTGGGACGGTCCTACCGACCAGAAGCGCCGCGGTATCGAGGGCTATTTCCCTGACGAGGCCGAGGGCGTGCAGTTCATCGTGCGCGTTGCACCTGATCATGTTCAGTGACTGTTGCCCGGCTAAGGCCGAGGCGCGCCATTATGGTTTGTTCGAGGGGCCGGTCGGGGATTACTGGTTTCATGATCATGGATCACCCTGCGAGGGCTGGTCTAAGCCCTCCCTTCGTAGAAGGGGCAAGCAATGGCTGATCCGTTGTTTGTTGCATGCTTTGAGCGAATAAAGCAACGCGTGCTTTAATTACCCCGTAGTTTGGTAAGAACTATCTAGAACTTACTGTCAACGAGGGCCACATTAGGCGTTCACCAACGGAGAAGAATACGATCATGTCCAGTCTCACCCGCACCATCCAGCGCGCCGCAAAGCGCAGCAAGAACTACCTCGGCCGCGGCGGCAAGCTCGGGCACACCAACCCGAAGGCACCGACGAAACTTCACAGCCACGCGCGCGCCATGATGAACTTGCGCACCGCCTTGGGAGCACGAGCATGATCTGTTCACCCTATCGCACCAGCGTGACCGCCGCCATGCAGGACGAGGGCAAGCGCGTCGAGCCGTCGCTGCGCAACGGCCGGGCCAAGTCCGGTTGCGCCAAGCACCACCAGGGCAAGGCAGACGAGAAGTGATCGGCGTCGGCTCGCGCGTCTTCTACGTCGGGAAGAACCGAAACGATTGGCTCGGTATTCCTGCCGAGGTGACGCACCTCACCGATAAGCGTCGCTATGCCGAACTCAAATTCGATCGCGATTGGACGGCATATGGCGTCACAAACAACTGCGGTCGCTCTGTTCCTGTCGAAGATCTCAAGGAGATTACCGTGATCAACCCCAAGCGCCCGGTGCAGACCACCGAGAACCCGCCGCGCGAGTGCCGCACCATCGGCCTGCTCGAACGTGTCGAGGGCACTGTGACGATGTTGATCGCCGTGCCGTGGAACAGCTACGATGGCATGCCGATGCGCGCACCGCAGGAGGTCGAGATCGATCTGAGCGGCAAGGTCATCAACGGCACGCATGGCACCGGCCTCACGTTCATGAACGTGCCCAAGGTCGAGAGCGGGTTCTATCCGGTCGACAAAATGGGCCTGCCCACCGGTCGTGGTCTCACTGTCCTCGCCATCGCCATGTCCGACTATCCGGGCGTCAACCAGTTCATGGAGATCGTCCGCGTCGACGGTGCTCCCACGGAGGCCAAATACCATGCACGCTGACCTCACCCTCGCGCCGAACGTGACCGATCGCACCATGCGTCGGGCGGTGATGGCCGCAGTCAAGACCGGCACGGCGACGTGCTCGGTCGGCCTCGTGGACGGCACCGTCCACGACTTCACCATCACCGAGGTGATGCACGACGCGTTGCTGGGCGCCCGTGTCGCCGCGCCGTCCAAGGCGTGCCTGATCCAGTTCTCGGGCATCACCACGATCGAGTTCGGCTGATGCGTGGACCTGCCGACATGCTCGGCCACCTCTCGGGGCCGCGACGCATCGTTCGTGAGACCCCGCTCGGGCGCATCATGGTGCCTGAGCCGCTGCGCGTTGCCCGTGTCGTCGATCCCAAGGAGATGTTCAAATGTCAGGCACCAAGCTCGACCTGACGTTCCGCGTCGGCGACAAGATCAAGTTCAACCGCATTGAGGTCAACACGGCAGAACGTTTCCTTGCCCAACACGGCATGCCGGGCGAGATTGGGGCACTCGAAGGTGAGCGCGCCACCGTGCGGTGGAAACATGGGCCTCGTTTGGCAGATTACACGCAGTCGGAAATCCCGCTGCGAGACCTGAGCTTTGCTTGTCACAATCACGGCGCGCCGTTCGAGAAGATCATCCTCGACGAGGATGAGGCATACAAGGACGGCTACCACTCGGGTCTTGCAATCGGATTGGGCATGGACGGCAAATCTTTTTACCACGCTGGCGGACCTCACGTTGGTTCGGCACCAAGCCACGGTTGCCGCCATTTGCTGCAACACTACGAGTTCGCAGAACGCAACAACGCGGCATGGCGCAAGGGCTGGGCCGCAGGACAGGAGCGCGCCAAGATGGCGAAACCACTCGACTTCACCAAGCCGTTGCGCACCGTGAAAGACCACAAGCCGGTGCATTACGTCGGCCCGATCAATCCGGATGGTGATGACCATATGGTCAACATCGCCTACGACAACGGCCCGCCGCCGCGCTACGGACAGGTGCCGATCGCCATCGACAAGTTCGGCTCGCAGGGCCACGGCCACTACGAGAACGTCGTCGAGAACGTGCCGGTGCCGCAGACACGGTACTATGCCTTCGACACCGAGACCCGCTCGGTTATAATCGACCCCCGTGGTGTTCTCAACGTGCCGCGTAGTGATCGTCACTATCTGCGTGTCGTTTTCCTCGACGGCGTGCCGATCGAGAGCGAGCTGGTGGCGCCATGAGCAGCGACATGTGCCGCCGCGAGCGTATTCGCTACCAAGGTCAGCTGGGGTGGACCCATTATATCCACCACGATTACATTAACCTTCGCCTTGACAGCGGTGTTAATCATAGCATCGTTCGTCCAGCAGACGTAGAGTTCGTCACGACGATCGACTGGACCCAGCCGATCGAGTTGGACGACGGCACCCCGCTGGTCATTCGTAATCCGAACCAAAACGAGCTGTTCGTTGATATTCGCTGCGGGGTCGCCCACGCGCATCCTGCCTTCCCGATCGGTAAGTTTGTCGGGTCGGCACGGCGCGAAGACGGTCTCGTTATTTCCAACCACAAATATCATGTGAGGAACCGCATCATCATGGCCATTCCCATCAACACTGACGAGCCGCTTGAATACGTCTCGGGCACTGAGACGGCTGTTGCCTCGTTCATTACCATCACAAGTGAGGGTCACATCCTCGTCGGACGCGGTGTGGGCCTTGCTGAGAGCCTCGACTGGTGCATCTTCGACAAGGCCGGCAAGTTCGTTCGCAGCAGCAACGGCCAAGGCACTGGCCTGACTTTGCGCAACAAAATCAACAAGATCGTCCGCAAGTACAAGGTCGAGACCACGCCGCGCGGCAATTTGCAGTTCATCGAATGTCGGTCCTTCCCGGAAGGCGCCGATTTCGAAGTCGTAACGGAAGGCGACCGCGTTGTGTCGATCACGCCGAGGGCCGGTCTGTGACGGTCCTCACAACGGAAGGTCTGGCCGATGCGCTGGGATGCTTCTGGAACGCAGCGATTGGAGCTGCGCACACGCAGCAGGAGGGCATGGCGACCGCAGCGATCATGGCCGAAGGAATTGCTGCGGTGCAGCACAGGCTCGAAGAACAGAGCGCTGATGATCGCATTCAGAAGGCGATCGACATGGCTGTCCAGCACGGCGGCCACGACGGCGCGCACCACAAGGACTGGGTGATCGACCAGATGGTTCGCATCCTTGCAGGCGATCGCTACGATCAGATCGTGGCGGAAGCCCGCAGTGGTGAGGACGGCCCCGAAACCTATGATTGGGAGATAGGCATTGCCCCATAACATTTTCCTGCCGCCGCTCGATAGCCAGTGGCGCTTCGGCGCCGACTGGACGCCGACTGGCGAGTTCCTCTCATCCTCCTACAACGAGGAGACCTTGTGGGGTTGGAGTGGGCGTTATTCCGGCTCGATCGAAGCATGGAAGAAGGCCACCGGCGACAACACCAACGACGATGCCCACGCGCCGGGCGGGTGGCTTGATCGGCTGCGGACGTGGGAGGCCAAGTTCAAGGAAGAATATGGCACGCCCGAGTTCGTCGCTGGGACCATCTTCCAGATGGAACGCTATCACATCAGCCGCTCGGGCGAGGATCAAATCACCGTCAAGGTGCTGTTGTCGCCCGACAAGCGGCTCACGCCCAAGAAGCAGGGCGGCATCATGCGCGGCGCCGGTCGGTTATATTTCAGCCTCGCGCAGTTCAACACGCTGCCAGATTTGGAGCAAGTCCATGACCTGTCTTGAAGAAGTCACGGCGCTTTGCGTGACGCTCGGTCTTTCGACCGACTACGACGAGAAGCAGACAGCGCCGATCGGCAACGGAACGACGCAGTCTCAGACGATCGAGAGCCACGCTGGGCGGCTGACGCGCCGACTGGAAGAGCACCTCGGCCTGATCCCGCAGGGGCAGCTCGGCGTGCGCGTTCGCGCTATCAAGACGATCCTTTCGTCGCCGCTTGGCAAGGCGGTAAAAAGCAAAGCGCGGATCATCCTGTTCACCGGCCATTACAGCCCCGCGCTGTGTCGTCTCCATCCCGATCTGCTGTTCGTCTTCGGCGACAACACGATCCGCGAGGGCTGCGGCGGGCAGGCGGCGATCCGGCGCGAGCCGAACGCTGTCGGCGTGGCGACGAAATGTTTGCCATCGAGCAATCCCGACGCGTTTTTCAAGGACGGCTACCCCGCCGACATGGGCGTGGTCTGCGAAGATCTGATGCGTCTGGAGATGAAGATCAAGGACGGCAAGCGCGTCGTCCTGCCCATGACGCCTGAGGGTCGCATCAGCCTCGGATGCGGCCTCGCCAATCTGCCCTACCATGCACCGCTCATCTACATGATGATCGAACGCTGGTTTGGTCGGATGACCAAGATGTACCCCTCGACCGGAGCATAATCCCATGACCTTCAAGACCTTCGCCGCCGCAGTCCACGCTCAGTACGAGCGCATGTCGAAGCACGAGCTGTTCGTGGTCGACACCGGCGATCTTTTCGAGACGTATCTCGCCGCCTTCCCCGAAGGCACGGACCCGATCTACCGCGTTCGCACCGTCCACGATTGCAACGCCGACAAGAACTTCATCCGCCGCCTTGGCAATCTGATCATGCTCGGTGACAACGGCGAGCGTATTTCGGTGTGGGACTGGGTCGGCGCTCTGCCTTATCCCTACGACCTCGTCGCAGTCCGCCTGTCGAACGTCGTTCAGCAGGCACCGATTAAGTCGGTCTTCCGCACCAAGGAGAAGCTGTTCGGCAGCGCGCCGAACCGCGACAACCACGACGAGTCGATCGTGTGGGACCACTTCATGGGCAAGGTCGCCAGCCGTCACCACAGCACGACGCCAGACAAGCTGCGCGGCGAGCGCGACGCCATCGCGCAGGTGCTGCACCGCGGTCTCGACGAGCTGAACGCCTCCGACATGGAGACCGTGCTCGACCTGATCGAGGCCAAGGCGTTGTACCGTGGTGAAGAGCACGTCGCGTCGATCAAGGGCTTCCGCCAGTTGCAGGCCGGCTACGTCACGGCAGCGGATCGCGATGCCTTCGTGTGGTCGCATCTGGATGACCGGAACGCGCGCTTCCGCAATACGGTGATCGGCACGCTGCTGACCGACCTCGCCGAGGGCGTCGAGCTGGAGAAGGCCGTCAAGAAGTTCGAGGCGAAGGTGGCGCCCGAGAACTACAAGCGTCCCACCGCGCTCATCACGCCGAAGATGATCGAGCAGGCGGTCGAGACGCTCAACACGCTCGGCCTGACCGACGCCATCGAGCGCCGCTACGCGGTGATCGAGGATGTGGCCGTGGGCGACGTGCTGTTCGTCGACAACGAGGTGCGCGGCAAGATGAAGGGCGGCCTCGCCGATCTGCTGATGAGCAGCGCTAAGGTCAAGAGCTTGGCCTATGATCTTGCCTACAGCGCTCCGATCTCGATCGAGGACTTCATGGCGCTCGGCTCGAAGAAGATCGAGCTAGTGGTCGGCAACGACCAGCTGCGCAACTTCGTCAGCCTCACCGCACCGGTCCACGCCGACAGCGGCCTGTTGTTCAAGTGGAACAATGAGTTCGCATGGATGTACGACGGCGAGCTGGCCGACACTGGCATGCGTGAACGTGTCAAGGCGGCGGGCGGTAAGGTCGACGGTGAAATGCGCGTCAGCCTCGGGTGGTTCAACGGTGACGATCTCGATCTTCATTGTGACCTGCCGAACCGTCAACATGTTTATTTCCACAATAAGATGGGCATTCTCGATATCGACATGAACGCCGGTGGTCCGCGCAATTCGGTTGATCCGGTCGAGAACATGGCATGGGCGCGTGTGCCGGTGGATGGCGATTATAAATTCACCGTCAATCAGTACACACAGCGGACCCGTGACAAGGTCGGATTCAATCTGGAGATCGAGGTGCTCGGCCAGCTGACCCAGCTGTCCTACGGCAAGAACATGCCGACCGGCACGAATATCACCGTGACCGTGACGATCAAGGACGGCAAGCTGGCCGGTATCAAGCATGGCTCGGATATAACCAGCACGAGCGCACCGACCGAGAAGTGGGGCGTCAAGACGCTCACGCCGATCCGCGTCGACACCATCATGCTGTCGCCCAACTATTGGGACGGCGCTGGCGGCATCGGCAATCGCCACTGGTTCTTCATGCTAGACGGCGTGAAGAACCCCGAGGCCACCCGTGGCTTCGTCAACGAGTACCTGCGTGGGTCGCTTGACCCGCACCGGAAGGTCTTCGAGGTTCTGTCCTCCAAGACCAAGTGCCCGCCGTCCGACAGGCAGCTGTCTGGCGTCGGTTTTTCGTCAACCCGCGGTGACAAGGTGATCGCTATCGCCGATGGCCGCACGTATGAGGTGAAGTTCTGATGCCCAACATCTTCGAGACCGCCGCGCGCAAGCAGTTCCGCTTCCGCTCGGCCGCCGGCCTGCTCACGACCGAGCAGCTGTTCGGCCTGCCGCTGACCTCGACCACGGGGAAGGCCAACCTGAACGACATTGCCGTCGGCATCGCCGATGAACTCGACAAGACCGGCGCGCGCTCGTTCGTCACCACCGCCAAGACCGACCCGGCCAAGGTCGAGCTGAACGAGAAGCTGGAGGTGGTCAAGTTCGTGATCGCCGATCGCGAGGCGGCCAACGCGGACGCGGCCACGAAGGCCGAGAAGCGCCGCCAGCGCGACGTCCTGCTCGATGCGATCGCTGCGGCGGACGCCCGCGAACTGGGCGCCAAGTCCGGCGACGAGCTGCGCAAGCAGCTGGCCGCGCTGGACGACTAGGGTCATGGACCCGAACAATGGTCGCTACCTGATGGTGGGTAGCGACTGCGTCTACGAGGGAGGCCTTGCCTCCCTCGTCGGCAAGACCTGCACCATCACCAAGCTGACCTCGCCTCGGCGCGGTTCGGCGAACAAGCACCTCGTGCTTGCCCGTTTCGATTACGACGCTCGGGAGCGCGTCGTAGATATTCGCAACCTCGCTCCCAAGGGAAGTCCAATGTCCAAGCTCGCAAACTTCAAGACCCTCGTCAGCACCGCCATCACGGCGCTGCTCAAGCCCCTCGACGCCGACAGCGCCAAGGAACAGGCCGTGCGCAAGCTCGGCGTCGCGGCGGAGATCGTCCGCATGGGCGAAGCCGCCAAGAAGAAGGCCAAGACCGAACTGACCACGCTCGGCATCATCACCGGTGACGTGCAGAACGGCGTGGTCTTCGACAGCCCTCGCTACGTCGTCACCGCGACGACCAAGGCGGCCAGCAGCCGCATCGACGCGGCGCTGATCGAAGATGCACTGGTGCGCGAAGGCGTCTCCGCCGCCGGCCGTCGGCGTTTCATCAGCGCCGTCACGGTCGAGAGCAAGGCTGCGACGTCGTTCGCAGTCGAGTCCAAGTAACCACCTAGGGTGACGCAGTATTCGCTGCGTCACCCAAAGTACAGGGTAGTGTCATGCAACACAGCTATACCGCCTTTCACCGCCCTGTTATCCGAGCCGGCGTCAACGGTCCGGACCCGCTGCCGCTGGCCGCTTGGACCCGCAGCTGGGCCGAGGCCCGTCAGATCCTCTTGAACGCGGGGCTTGCGTTCTATGTCTACGGCATCTTGGTAATCCTGCCACATGCCGATATTGAAATGGAGATTACCTATGGGTAGCAAACGCTTCCAGCACATCAAGACGCTGCAGGCCGCGGTCTTGGCCGGCGACAAGCTGGCCGCCAAGGCTCTCGAAGCACTCCTGTTCGTCCCGCATCATCTCCGCCGGGCGCGCGGCGGTCTGCGTCTCCGCTCGGGGTATAGCGGACACGCTGATAATGCGTATCCGAAGCCTGCCTTCAAGCAAGGCTTGATGGTGACCGCCAAGACGTTGCAGGCGCGCAAGACCATCGACACCATCACGATCTCGCCGGACTACGGTCTCGATCGTCTGCAGATGCTCAAGACCCGACGGGAGGCGCGCGCATGATCGCCACAAACGAGCTTCACGCCGGCCTTCTCCTCGAAAAGGATCTGCCTCACCGGCAGATGGCGCTCGAACTTCTCGACGCTTTGCGCGCCGAGAAGACCGTCCACTTCATCTACGACCGCAAGATCCGCGTCGTCGAGGTTCACGCGCTCGGCACCAGCGTCAAGGACGCCTCGCTGGTGATGCGCGGCTATCAGGTGGCCGGTGTCGCCAGCCGCCCGCTGCCGCAGTGGACGTTGTTCTCGATCGCCAAGATCGACGCCATGACCGTCGGCCCCGAGGCCAGTCAGGCGCCGCGCGAGGGCTACAGCCAGGGTGATAAGCAGATGCAGATCATCCTCGCTGAACTGGCGCTGTGAAACGCGACCACGGAAGCCCGCAGTGGCTGGCCTCCGTGGCACGCCTTGGTGTTGAGGTCGTGTTTTCTGGCCACGTCGACCCGGATTTCGACGACGACAATGACAAGGCGCTCACCGGGGAGTGCCTTGACCATCTTCACAGAAGGATCCACCATGCAGCTCGAACAAGTTCGCCGTGACGTTAGCTCGGCCGGCACGATGCAGGTCGCCAAGGCGACCATCAAGGCCACCCCCAAGATCTTCGACATGTTCGCCAACGACACGTATGCGAACAAGCCGCTCGCGATCATGCGCGAGTTGGTTGCTAACGGCATCGACGCGATGCGAACGGTCAATCCCAATCGTCCTGTCGAGGTGAAGCTGCCGACGCCGCTCGATCCCACCTGCGTGATCCGCGACTTTGGCATCGGCATGTCCCACGATTTCGTCATGGGGCCGTTCATGGCCTACACCGATGGGTCGACCAAGGACAAGTCCGACGACGATATTGGCGGGTTCGGTATCGGTTCCAAGTCGCCGTTCTCCTACGTCGATCAATACACGCTGCGCGTCGTTCATGAGAGCGTGCTGTCGGTCTACACCATGTTCAAGGACGAGGACGGTATCCCGGCCATCGGCCTGCAGGCGCAGACCACCACGGACGAGCCAAACGGCGTCGAGGTCAGCTTCCCCGTCGAGGACGCGGACATGCAGACGTTCGCCGACGCTGCGCAGGAAGCGCTTCAATACTTTCGGCCGCTGCCGCTCGTCACCAACGGTACTTTGAACCCGCCCGACTATACTTACGTCGGAAACAACTGGTCTATGCGTGCCAAGGCCGGTCCGCTCGGCATCATCATGGGCGGCGTGCGCTACCCGGCGGTGACGGCGAGCCTTGGCTATGAGCTGCGCAACGATCAGCGCCTCAAGCCGCTGCTGGAATATGGTCTCGACCTGATCCTGCCGCTCGGCTCGTGTGGCATCGCGATGAGCCGTGAGCAGCTGTCGTATATCCCGAAAACAACGGCCAACATCAGCAAGGCGCTGTCGGCGGTGATCGATGACGTGATCGCGACGTTCTCCAACTTCTTCGACAACGCGTCGTCGGAGTGGGAAGCGATGTCGCTTCTGGCGACCGAGACCGGCTACACGAACAGCGGCAGTCGTTCGGGTCGCGCACAGCTGTTGCTCTCGAACGCCAAATACAAGGGCGAGAAGCTGGAAACCAGCTTCCGCGTCGATGCGGGTGATTTCCGCCGGCTCGGCATCGCCGGTGACGAGATCAAGGCGTGGGCGATCGAACCGCAGCGTTCGCGTCGCACCAGCAACTGCCCGTCGCCGAAGTGGGGCACGCTCGTCGAGCTGTACGGCATCACTCCAGCCGAAATCGAGAAGGTCATTATCGATGACCTGCCGCAGTCGCCCAAATCGAAGACCACGGCGCGTATCCGTGATTACGTCACTGTGCAGCCGCAAGCCAAGCGCATCCTCGTCATCCGTGGCAAGGATGAGAAGCAGGTCGAGGTGATTAAGAAGCTGCTGCGCGATCCCAGCGACGTCATCCTCACGTCGACGCTGCCCGAGCCGGTCAAGGCTGCACCGAAGGTCAAGTCGGCGCGTCCCCGCGTTCGCATGTTCACCTTCAACGGATCGACCGATCGTTTCACGCATCAGCAGATCCGAAACCTCACGCCTGCTTCCAGTAAGCGTGACGCCGTGAAGGAGATCCCCTACGTCGATCAGCCGGCAGCGGGCATCATGGTCGTGATGAACAGCTTCGATCTGCCGAATGAGTTCCATAAGCAAATGGCCACGGGTCTCGTCAAATACGATGAGCTGCACTTCGTCAACATCGCCGACGAGCCGAAGCTCAAGGCGACGTTCGAGAACTTTGACGTCGTGTTCGCGGAGCGTCTGGCCAAGGCGCTGGCCGTTTATCCCGAGCTTCCCCAGCGCCTCGCGCTGTCGAAGGACGAACATCTGCAGCGATTTGCCAACGTGTTCGAGAAGATCACGAACGATCGCCGCTATACCGATTTGCCTTCCGCAGCGAAGAGCCGGCCGTTCGGCAAGCTCTACGAGGCGTGGCGGCAATATGTGCGACCGCTGACGTCGGAGCAGCATCGTCTCGCTCCGTTCGTCAAGGCCGTGCTCCCCGCCGGTGTCGATCCCAAGGCCTTGGCCGAGGCGATCGACGTCAAGCAGCGCGAGGTTCGTATCCTCGTGAATGCGCTCAAATTGGAGGACGCGGAGCACCGCGCCATCTTGTTTAAGCACCTGTAAGCGTATATGTACCGAGCCGCGGCGGCTTCCGCGGCACTACCGATCTTGAACCAAAACTGGAGAATATCATGGCTGTTCCATATACCCGCACGCCCACCTCGCTCACCGTGGTCGTGGATTTCCGCCCGACGGTCATTCCGTCGAGCCACCCGAACTTCGTCCAGCTGTCCGAGCTGGTCGCGAAGCCGAACACCACCGAAGCTGACGTCAAGCCGCTCCTCGATATCCCGACTGCAATCACCACCTACACCGGCGGCGAGATCAACGTCGTCAACGGGCGGCTGTTCTATCGCGGCGTCGAGGTCAAGGACAACCTCGCGCAGGTCATCCTCGGGTTTGTCAAGTCGGGTGACCCGACCGCTGCCGAGCCGTTCAAGAAGTTCCTCGCGAACTGCCGGAACAACCCCGACCTCAACCTCGTCTCGACGATCTACGATTGGTGCGTGAAGGGGAATATGCCGATCACCCCCGATGGCGAGCTGATCGCTTGGAAGATCGTCGGTCCCGACTTCAAGTCGATCCACTCGGGCAAGCGCGGCCGGCTCGATCACTCGATCGGCGCGACGGTGACCGAACCGCGTGAGGAGTGCGATCCCAACCGGACGCAGACCTGCTCGACCGGTATCCACTTCGCCAGTCTCGAATACATCGAGAAGGGCGGTTACGGGGGCGGTCTGTCGGGCAAGAACAAAATCGTCGCAGTCGTCGTCAACCCGGCCGATATCACGGCAATCCCGACCGACTACAATTTGTCGAAGGGTCGGTGCTGCCGTCTTCGCGTCGTCGGTGAGGTTGAGGCCCCCAAGGTCAAGACCTTCTACGAGAACACCGGCAAGGTCTATGGCGGCTGGTCGGCTGCGCCTGCGCCTGCGCCGACCCCGTGCACGCCCCGCAACGCGGCCGGCTTCGCCGTCGGTCAGCGCTGGGCGCGCCGCAACGGCTATGAAGTGACGATCACGTCGATCAACGGCTCGACCGACTATCCGGTCAAGGCCGGCTCGGACGTCTTCACGAAGAACGGCCGGTTCAACAGCGATACCTCGGTGTCGCAGTTCGATCTCGTCCGTCTCGTCAAGGACGTCGCGTAACCTTGTGACATTTCCTCGGTCTCTGGCAACAGAGACCGAGGATTTGTACCTCCGGAGATTAAGATGAACGACGATCAGATGATCGACCTGCGTCTTTCGCGGCGTGATGCAGGCCGTCTGCTTGTCGGTGTGCGTGAACGCCGCCGCAAGCTCGAACGCGGCCTTGAGAAGTTCAAGGACAACTTCGACGAAGCGCTGGGTACCAATATGCGGGAGAGCTTCACCGCGTATTCGGCCCTCGAACAAGTCCTCAAGGAGGCTATGGATGCGAACGATCATACATGTTGCGCAGGACGCGATCCGCGCGAATACGAAGGACGGCGGGATGCGCCCGGCGATTATCGTCCGACGGGGACGCAAACCCGAGCGCCACAGCACCGTCAACATCACAGCGCCTGACGGCACGATCGTCGGCACGTTCCACTATCAGCCCCACCAGCCGCTCTCCTGCGGTGCCCGCGTGTGGCTCGAACTGGCGGAGGGCTACGATGCGACACCCGATACTGTGTGACACCTGCGAAGGCCTCGGGCGCGTCAATCCCGATGCGTTCAGCGATCGCACCTTCCGCTGCCACAACGGATGCACGAATGGCTATTTCGAGGCGACCGCCGTCGATCTCGACGGCAAGCGCGCCCGCTATCGCTACGTCACCGGCTGGCTGTGGATCTGGAAGGGTGTCCTCTGTCTCGAAAACGACGAGGGCGATCTCATCGTGAACCTCCAGCCCGAGGACGTCGAGGTATTGCCATGAAGCTGCTCCCGATCATCGATGACACGCCCGTGCCGCACGATTATCCGCGGCGGCTCTGGCGCTATCGAGTGATGCACACCGGCCGCCGTGACGACGAGTTCGTGTGGGCACGATCGTCCGGCGCCGCCCGCTACGCCGCGGCCAAGCGCCATCACCCGCTGAACGCGATCTACTATGCGGGCGGCTATCGAGCATGGAGAGAACCATGAAGACTTTCACGATCACCGTGGGCCTACCCGGCTCGGGCAAGTCGACCTACGCCGATAAGCATTTTCGTCACGCCTTGCGTCTTGAGCGCGATCGGATGCGTGAGTGCCTGTTTGGCGATCGCCAGCGCTATCACGGTGAGCTGGCCACCAAGCCTGATCTTGCACTTCTGGTTGGGCCGACGATGCACAAGGCGATGCTCACTGCGATGCAGCATCGCATCTACGACGACATCATCTTGTCGGATACCGGGTTGGCGTGGGCCGCCGTTGCGCAGTTCCATAAAGCCGCCCGCAGCTTCGACATGGCCGTGAATGTGGTCTATTTCGATCTGACGTGGGGCGAGATTGTCGATCGCAATGCGACGAGGCCGAAGGAGCATCAGGTGCCGATGACGGTGCTCGAACGCTTCTGGCGAATGCAGCACGCCATGCCGCTCGGCGACGAAGTCAACGAGCAGTGGTGGCTCAACCCGCGCAAGGTCAATCACCTGATCCGGATCAATGCGAAGGGAGAGATCTGTGGCTAAAGGCAAGAATGCGGCCAAGAACGGCCACCATCGCGAATATTGGAGCTGGCGACCATTCTCCGGTTGGGGGTGGTCGAAGTGGGTCAAGGTCATGACGCATCGGCAGGAACGCCGCGTCATTGCCAAGCGCGAAATCAAGGAGCAGCTCGATGGCTAGAATTTTGATCGCCTGCGAATATAGCGGGCGCACCCGCGAGGCGTTCCGCAAGCGCGGTCACGATGCGTGGAGCGTAGATATTCTCCCCGCCGAGGACAACTCGCCGTGGCACATTATTGCCGACGTGTTCGATATGATCGCCAACACCGAGCCGTGGGATCTGATGATTGCCCACCCGCCCTGCACCTATCTCGCCAACAGCGGCGCACGGTGGCTCTATCGTGACGTTCCCTGCTATGCGAGCCACGAAAGCACGCACCATGACGATGTGCGTAGCGAACCCGATCCGGATCGCTTCCGAAAGATGGAGGCCGGTGCCAAGTTCTTCGCCGATCTGCTCCTCGCACCGATCCCCAAGATCGCCATCGAGAACCCAGTCATGCATGGTACTGGCAAGCGCGCAATCGAGCGATATCTGGTCAACGCTGGTCGTGTCGGGATGCCAAAGACGCGTTTTGTTCAGCCGTGGTGGTTCGGCGACGAGGCATTTAAGGCGACGGGTTTTACTTTGAAAAACTTGCCGCCGCTGGTCAAGCCCAAGACCGCGCTGATCCCGCCCAAGCCCGGCACGCCCGAGCACAAGGCATGGTCGGTCATTCACAACGCCTCCCCCGGTCCCGACCGGTGGAAGGACCGTAGCCGGACGTTTCCCGGCATCGCCGCCGCGATGGTGGAAACATGGGGTTAAGCTGATGTTCCTCTACTGGCTTCCTTTCCAGCGTCGCTACGTGCATCGCCTCTCCGACATCCCCAAGGGCGTCGAGAGCGAACGCATCGACGTCCCCACGGACACCACCGGGCTGATGGCCTACCTCAACGACCTTACTCAACGGCAGGACGTTGCTCATGTCGATCCGCAACCCGATGGCACCGTTCGTGTCGTTGATGACGTCGGTGCCGAGTTTGTAGGCGACCGCAAGGCGGTTATCGAATGGCTGAACGCTGGATTGGACGAGGAAGACGTTCCCGATCGGGAACATTCCGATCCTAAACCCCCGCCTCCGCCCCCGATTGTTCCCGATCGGGAACGTCCGATGGACGCAGGAGCGATCCTGTCCCGCATCGATAGCCCTGGCGTCAACGTCGAGGGCGTGGTCGAGGCGATCGGCAAGGCCAAGGGCTATGCACTGCGGCGCTATGCCGGCGCGGTCGCTGTCCGTTTTCAAGAACTCGAAAAGATCTAGAACTCCAAATTCCTCGAAAAAATTTTGCGGGGATTTTGGACTTTTTCAACAGGAGGGAAAGTTATGCCGAACTTTAAGTTCAGTTTCGCGCGAGACTACACCATCCGCGAAGGTTTCGAGCGTGTCATCGAAGCAGATACGCTTGAGAAAGCACAAGAGATCGCTAATCGCTTGGCCGAAGAGTTCAATCACGATTGTCCGGACGATTGTTCGGAGTCGGACGGTGGTGAAGGCGGGGATTTTGAAACGTCCTGTCCGCCGTCGTATCAAAATATCAACGAGAAGCCGGACTATAACTCCGAAGGAGAAGAGCTGTGACCATCGCATTTGAACTCGTCCGCGACGACAGCGTGGATGTCTATGCCGGGCCAGTGCTTTACAAGCTCGACAGCCTTGGCAAGCTGCGGACGTGGCAAATGGAGCTGACAGGCCTCGGTCACTACCGCACCCTCGCCGGCCTCGCCGACGGCAAGCAGGCCACCAGCGGCTGGACGATCCCCATCGCCAAGAGCTGCCCGACCGTGAAGGACCAGGGCGAGTTCGAGGTGCGCAGCCAGTACAAGCACCAGCTCGACCGCGAATATCATCTGACCGCCGACACTGTCGGTACGCCCAAGATGATCGAGCCAATGCTCGCCAAGACCTACGACAAATTCCCCGGCCCCGGCACCCTCGATCCCAAGTTCGACGGCATCCGCTGCATCGCCGACGTGAACGGCCTGTGGACCCGTCAGGGGCAGCCAATCACCGCCGTGCCGCATCTACACGCCGTGCTGGCCGCCGCGTTCGAGAAATATCCGGACGCGATCTTCGACGGTGAGCTGTATAACCACGACCTGCGCGAGGACTTCGGCGCGATCAGCTCGATCGTCCGCAAGAAGAACCCGACGGTCGAGCAGCTGGAGCTGGCCGAGAAGGTCATGCAATACCACATCTACGATCTGGTGAGCGGCACGGGCGACCGTAGCGAACGCAAGCGGCAGGCGTGGGACATTCTGCATGACACCGACGTGCCGCTCGGCTGGATCCACATCGTCATGGGCAAGCGGATCGAGAGCGAGGTACAGCTCAAGCAAGAATATGGCGAGGCGATCGGTAACGGCTACGAGGGCGGCATTTTCGCGCCGGATGGCTACAAATATGAGCTGGGCCGGCGATCGAAGGGCCTGCTCAAGATGAAGGACTTCATCACCAAGGAGTTCAAGCTCCTACGTCTCGAAGAGGGCAAGGGCAACTGGGCCGGTGCGATCAAGCGTGCGATCCTGCAGAACGACGAGGGCGAGTGCGGTGAGTTCGGCGCCGGCATCCGCGGCAGCTATGCAGCGGGTGTGGCGCTGCTTGGTGAAACGGCTCGGATCAACGAGAAGTCCACGGCCACCGTGCGCTTCTTCATGCGGTCCCCGGATGGCGTGCCGCGGTTCCCCGTGGTGGTCGACATTCAGCTGGACGGACGGGTCGACTAAAGACTTCGAGCGTTGTATGGGGCAGGTATAACAGGAGAACTATTATGGCTGATGCACCTGCCCCCGCCGCGCCGAAGGCGCAGTCCGAGTTCAAGGTGACCGATGTCGCCGACGGCAAGGCGTTCCTCGTGCTCGATGACGGTCGTCATATCGTGGCGACGATCAAGGACGGCGTCGAGGGCGTGAAGCGCCACTCGAAGGTCGCGATTACGAGCGACGGCCTCGATAAGGAAGGCGCCCCCAAGGACGCCGTCGTGGTCAAGGTGCTGTGAAGCGCCTCCCCATCAAGGATGACTAGAAATCATCACCCAAGCTTCTAACAAAAGACCTCCCGATTGGGAGGTCTTTCATGTCCAATGGAGATCCAGATGAAACCCGTCCTGCAACTCGTGCGGATCAAGCACGGCTCCCACCTCTACGGCACCGCGACGCTCTCGTCCGATCAGGATTTCAAGGGCGTCCACCTGCCGTCCGGCGAGGCCATTCTCATGCAGCGCGCCGAGAACGTCATCAATACCGGCGTAGTTTCAAAGGAAGGGACAAAGAACACTGCGGACGCGATCGACAGCGACAGTTATTCGGTCCAGAAGTTCTACGAAATGCTTTGCAAGGGTGACACCGTCGCTACCGAGATCCTCTTTGCGCCACCCGAGGCGATCGTCGAGGAGCATCCGCTATGGGGTCAGGTGCAGGCCACCGGCAAGCTCCTGCTGAACCGCCAGTGCAAGGGCTTCGTCGGCTATTGCGTGCGGCAAGCCGCCAAGTACGGCATCAAGGGTTCGCGCATGTCCGCCGTCAAGGACGTGCTGACTGTCCTGAGCACGTTGCGGCTTGGGCGCGTCAACACCACCAAGCTGTCAGCAATCGAGCGCGAGCTGCACGACTGGTCCGCTGGCCGCGAGCACGTCGAATGGGAGAACATTCCCAACCCGAACGGCTCGGACAACTGGCATCTCAACGTCTGCGACCGCAAGATGCCCATGACGGTCACGATTGACGAGGCCTATAAGGTCTGGTCGAAGGTGTGGGAGAACTACGGCGAACGTGCTCGGCAGGCGATGACCAATGAAGGGATAGATTGGAAGGCCGTGAGCCATGCCATGCGCGTCGCCGGGCAGGCGCAGGAGCTGCTCGTGTCGGGAAAAATCACCTTCCCCCGCCCCGACGCCGGCTATCTGCTCGCGATCAAGCAAGGCAAGCTCCCCTACGCCGACATTAGCGGTGAACTGGAGTGGGCGGTGCAGCATGTGCAGCGCCTGTCGGAGACCAGTTCCCTGCCCGAGAAGTCGGACCACAAGTTGGCTGATCGCTCGGTCCTCGACCTCCACTGGCTTCAACTCAAATAGTTAATTGCTGCTTGAAGTCTAGCAACATCGTCTTTGAATAAACCCAAGGCGGTGTTGCAGTTGCTGCACAATAGCCCGCGAACTCGACCAGTGGTGTGGCAGTGATCGATGTGTGGAGTTTTGATAAACGGATCTAAACAGATGGAGCAGCAGCCTTTCTGCTTATCAAACATCTGTAGGTATGCAGCTTGCGTCCACCCATATAGGCGTCGCAGATCACCTTCACGTTGAAGCCGAACAACCTCACCGCTATTCAGTGATACATAGTTTCGACGATGATATTTGCTGCAGTCGCAGCACATCCGAGTCGAAACCAACCGAAGCGAAAGGTGACCATGACAGCATGGTTGGCCAGTGAAATAATGGCGAAGGCCCTTGGCCTTCGCGTCTTTGCGAGATATGATTTCATTCATCGGTCTGCCCAATCAGATCGTAGGTCGACGGACGCGCCAACGTCCGTCGACCACCTTATCCAAACATCAGGAGATCCACAATGTCTATCAATCCGAATGGACTAATTCTATGGGAAGGCCCCTCCGCTATCGACGACGCACCAATCGTTGTCATCGCCACCGGCATCAAGCAGGGGTCGACCAATGGCAAAACCGGCCAGATGATCCAGACATACATTCTTCGCCGTGATATGCCTCCGCAGGAGGCGATCAGCACCGGCGCCGATGCGTCGATCTGCGGAGGCTGCGCCCACCGCGGCGACGGCACGGGCAAGGAGCGCTCGTGCTATGTGGTCATCTTCCAGGGGCCGCGCGGCGTCTATATGGCGTACAAGCGCGGCAGCTACGCCAAGGCCGAGTTCAATATGGATCTTGTCGAGCTGGGCAAGGACCGGATGGTTCGCCTCGGTGCGTATGGCGACCCCGCCGCGGCCCCGGCCAGCGTGTGGCAGCACCTGCTCAAGTTCGCGAAGGGCAGCACCGGTTACACTCATCAATATCGCAACCCCGCGATCGACGCGACGGTGTGGGCACCGCTCGTGATGGCTTCGGCGGACAGCGAGCAGGACATGCACGACGCACATGGCATGGGCTACCGCACTTTCCGGGTTGCACCAATCGGCGCTGAGCCTATCAAGGGTCTTGAAATCCTCTGTCCGGCATCGGAGGAAGCAGGTCGCAAGACAACCTGCGAAGATTGCCGGGCGTGTGGCGGCACTCGTGCCAAAGCGCGTGTCTCGGTAATGATCCCGGCCCACGGGGTCGGAAAGCGATACGTCAGTGTCGACCAGTGAGCGCGACGGCGCGATAGCACGCCGCACTGCCCGCATCAGCGAGCACATCCGAAGCGGCAAGACGGTCGGTGAGATCTGCGATATCGAAGGTCTCGATCCTGCCAATGAACCGAAGCGGATGCGCCGGGAGGTGGCCGACCCGCAGGGGTTGGTCATCGTCTCTGGTCGCAACGAGGCACAGCCGGTCGGTCTCATGGACATCGACCGGCTGATCCGCGGCAATCTCAAGCGCAAACTCGTGCTCCTTCGCGATCGCCACCACTATGCCGACGTCGCGCAGATGGTGGGGCTGACCAACATCGAACAGAAACGAGCGATCGACCCGCCCTACACCCACAACTGGACGCTCGCGCAGATCCAGCGGCTCGCGGTGGCGAGCAAGATGACCTTCGAGGAGATGTTGAGCTTCATGCAGACGCCCTACGCCGCAGATTTTAGGAAGAAGATATGACCGCTGTAATTTTTGAAGTGGGAAAGCCGTATTGGGAGATCGCCAAGCGCTTCCACACCCATCGCGCCACGTCCAAGATGATCGGGCCAACGGCGGTGCGCGATATGGAACGTCTCCAAAACGAGACGCACTCCGATGCGGTGCGCAAACGGATCAGCGGATTTATCACGCGCAACCGCACGAAACCACCCGGTAGTCTTCCACCTAACGATGGACCACGATATGCCTGACGGGTAGCAAGGTCGTCCACTTTCTCTGGAGACCTTGCATGATCACGACAGCCCGCGCGTTTCACCCCGGCATGGGCCAGGCAGTTGCGGAGCGAACCATCCTGCGCCCCGGTGAGGGCTGGGCAGAAGTTGCCGATCGCGTTTCGCTCGGCAACACGCTGCTCCACCCCACCGGTGCCGCGGATAAGTTCGACTTCCGCAATCACCTGCGCAACGCTACGATCCTGATGAGCGGCCGGCACCTCCAGCACGGCGACGCCGATCAGCCCTCTCGCAACCTTGAAGTCTTCTCGAACTGCTCGACGTCAGCGCTGTCGATGTTGCTGTTCTATCTCCTGCTCAACGGCTCGGGCGTCGGCCGCTCCTACGACGACGATATGATGGTCGTCGACTGGGACGACTGCCCCAACGTCCGCTGCGTGCTCGACGAGAGCCACCCTGATTTCGTGTGGGGTCAGGACGAGAGCGTCAAGGACGCTCGCCACAAATACGCCAAGGGTTCGCGCGTCATCTGGTTCGAGGTGCCCGATAGCCGCGAGGGCTGGGCGCAGGCGATCGAGCAGATGGAGACGCTCGCTTTCCAGAAGGCGTTCCGCGATCACATCCTGATCCTCGACTTCTCCAAGGTCCGTTGCAAGGGATCGCCGATCGTCGGCATGCAGAACCGGCCGTCGTCCGGCCCGCGTCCGATGATGGATGCGCTGCACAAGATCGCCACGCTCAAGGGCGCCGGTCTGCCGAAGTGGCTGCAGGCGATGTACGTCGACCACTATCTCGCCGAGCCGGTGCTCGTCGGCGGCGCGCGCCGCGCGGCCCGCATGGCCGTGAAGATCTGGACCGACAAGACGGTCCTCGACTTCATCCGCGTCAAGCGCCCGACCGAGTACGAAGGCCTGTCGATGGACGAGGTCATCGAGAAGCGCGCGGCCTATTTCGCCGCCGGCCAGACGCCGCCCTTCCCGTTCCTGTGGTCGTCGAACAACTCGATCGGCGTCACCAAGGACTTCTGGCGCCGCCTCGCGCTGCAGCCCGGCGATCAGGGCTACAACAGCGAGATGACCCGCCATGCTCGTGAGGTCCACCGCGTGGCCAGCGAGTGCGCCTACGCTGACGGCACCGGTGAGCCGGGGTATCTGAACCTCGACGAGCTGACGCAGAAGGACAAGGGCCAGTCGTCGCTGCTCGACGGCAGCTTCGTGGGGTCGTCGCGCTTTCAGGTGACGGACGAGACCCGCATCCTGCTGGCCGCGGTGGCCAAGCGCGCGGCGAAGAAGCCGTTCTGGACCATCGTCAATCCCTGCGGTGAGATCCCGCTGGCAGTCTACGGCGGCTACTGCGTCATCGCCGACAACGTGCCGTTCCATGCGGACACGTTCGAGGAAATCCTGTCGGCCGGCGAGCACTCGGCGCGTGCGCTGATCCGCGTCAACCTGATGGACAACCTCTACGCCAAGGAGACGGCTCGCACGAACCGGATCGGCGTGGGCCAGACGGGCGTTCACGAGTTCGCGTGGAAGTTCTTCAAGGTCGGCTTCAACGATCTGGTCAAGCCGGACTTCGCTGCCTACCAGCAGGCCTCCGAACTCTATTACTCAGCGTTCTCGCACCCGCTGAATGCGATCGAAGGTCTGGCCAAGCACGCCGACGCCGGCATTCGCGCCGCAGCCTTTTGGGAGTTCCAGGGGCACTACGCACGCAACACCATGCGTGCTGCGTTCGCCTATGCCGACAGCATTGGCGTCAACCGCCCGCACACGGTCACCACGATCAAGCCGGCTGGCACCACGTCGAAGCTGTTCGGTCTGTCGGAAGGCTGGCATCTGCCGGCGCTCGCGTTCTACCTGCGCTGGGTCCAGTTCCGTTCGGACAGCCCGCAGGTCGCCGAGTACCGCGCCAAGGGCTACCAGACGCGCGAGCTGACCACCTATCAGGGCACGACCATCGTGGGCTTCCCGACGGAGCCGACGATCGCCACGCTCGGCATGGGTGACGAGCTGGTGCTGGCCGGCGACGCCTCGCCGCAGGCGCAGTACGACTGGCTCAAGCTGGGTGAGTTCTTCTGGATCGAGGGCGGCAGCGTCGCGGACTATCTGCGCGGCGACGGCGCGCGGCCCGGCGAGGAACGCCACGGCGGGCAGATCAGCTACACGCTCAAGTACAAGTTCGAGGACACGTCCTACGATCAGTTCCTTGAGACGCTGACGGCCAATCAGGGTCAGGTCCGTGCCTGCTCCGTGATGCCGCAGACGGACGCGGCGAACTCGGCATACGAATATCTGCCCGAGGAACCGGTGACCAAGGTCCAGTACGAGGAGATCACCCGTGCGATCTCCGAGGCGATGGCCGAGGACATTGGCCGTGAGCACGTCGACTGCTCGTCCGGCGCCTGCCCGATCGACTTCAAGGCAGCTGCCTAAATTACCCGGTAGTTTTAGAACTACCGCGTGACTTCTACAACCCGGCCCGCAACATGCGGGTCGGGTTTTTCTTTGCCCGAAAGGAAGCAGCCAATGCGTAATCTTCTCCTCGCCGTCAGCGCCATAGCCCTCGTGGCCGCAACGCCCTACCCCGACCGCAATGGCAAGGGCGTGGTCGATGCGGCCAATGTCATCCCGGCAGCTGATGAGCTGGCGCTCAATGAGAAGATCGTTGCCTGGGACAAGGCAACCGGCCATCAGCTGGTCGTCGCCACTGTGCCGTCGCTGGGCGGGCAGAACATCGTCGACTACAGCGTCGGCCTGTTCCGGTCATGGCAGCTCGGCCGCAAGGGCGTGAACGACGGCGTTGTCCTGCTGCTGGCGCCGAACGAGCGCAAGGTGCGGATCGAGGTCGGCTACGGTTTGGAGCCGACGCTGACGGATGCGACGACCAGTGTCATCATTCACGACACGATCGTGCCCGCTCTCAAGCAGCGTGACATCGTCACCGCGCTGAACAACGGCGTCGATAACATCATGGCGAACGCCAAGACCGACGAGCCGGCGCTGACGCCAGTCGATCACGAAAGCCACGGCGGCTGGATGTGGGTTGTCGCGGGGCTGCTCGGTCTCGGCGGTGTGGGCGGCACGTTGCTGGTGCGCCGCTCGGCGCGCAAGCGCCGCGAGGAAGAAGCGCAACGCGCCGAGGTGCGTCGTCGCTACACCGCCGATCGCATGAAGGACGTGCCACCCGGCGAGGCCCGCATGTTCGTGGTGCCCGATCGCCCGGCGCGCCCCCGCACCGAGACGTTCCGTAGTGGGGTCGACGATCCCTTCTTCGGTGCAGCTGGTGCGCGAGCAGCCGCCAAGCCATACATTCCTTCCGCACCTACTCCCGTGCGTCGCGACCCCGATCCGGTCTACGTGCCCACATCCAGCTCGTCCAGCTCGTCATCTTCATCGAGCAGCGACAGCTCGTCGTCGTTCGATAGCGGCGGCGGGTCATGCGGCGGTGGTGGGTCCGACAGCAGCTATTAATCCTTGGAGAATAAGACATGGCCATGATCCCCCTCACCGCAGGCATCACGCTGCTCTCGGGCAAGATGTTCGATTATCTCAACCCCGGTGCGACGCGGCTCGACGTTCACGATCTCGTGACGCTTGCTAACATCTGTCGGTTTGCCGGGCACTTGCCGATCTTCTACTCGGTGGCACAACATCTGGTGAACACGAGCTATATTGTGCCACCCGAGTTTGCCTATGAAGCTCTTCTTCACGATAGGTCGGAGGCGTTCACCAACGACATTCCGACGCCGCTCAAGGTGGCGCTGCCGGCGTTCAAGGCGCTGGAGATCACGATCGAGGATGCGACCGCGCCTATGTTTGGCGTGCCGCTGGTCATGTCCAAGAGCGTGAAGCTCGCCGATCGCCAGATGCTCGGGCTGGAGATGCGCTTCGTCAAGGGCGACTTCGAGGATCACGAGGTGCTGCAGGGCATCGAGTTCGAGCACCTCAAGGACATGCCTGGCGTCGATCTCACGTCGTGGACACCGCGCCTCGCCAAGGCGAATTTCCTGCGCCGCTTCGAGGAACTCGGCGGCTTCGATCGGTGCGTGGCATGACCAAGGTGCGCCCCGGTGACATCGTCACCTTCAAAGCCGTCGTGACTCGCGCAGCCGACTACGATGGCGGCCAGCAGATCATGGCCAAGATCCTCCCGAAGGGTGAGGAGATTGGCTGGTGCCTGCCGAAGGAGAACGCCTTCGAGGTCCACGAGACGAAGCTCACGGTCGGCGACAGGGTCAAGATGATCGACCGGCCCGGCCACATCGACTCGTGGGAGGTCAAGGCGATCTTCGACAACGATCAGGTCGCGGTCCAGAAGGTCGGCAACTGGCCGGTCGAGATGGCCAACGCCAAGAACTTGAGGAGGCTCTGATGACCCAGCTCTATATCCCGCAGATCGGCGATCTCATTCGCCTGACCGCGCCGCTGACGATCTCGATCGCCGAGACCAACAACGCGTGGGGCAACAACGTGAACGACAATTCGTTCTGGCGTATCAACCACGCGGACCAGCCTTGGGACTACCAGCAGTCGCGGTTCATCACCGACGCCACGTTGGAGGTGGGGACGGTCCTCGCCTTCCGGCGCTACCATGTCAGCGTCCACGCCAAGACGAACGACGTCGAGGTGTCGATCTTCGCCGCTCCGCGCGCCGACCTGACGCCGAAAAAGAACGGCGGCAGGGGCTTGATGCTCAAGCTGGTTCTTCCCACCTCGGTCTTGAACCGCATCGAATATGAGAAAGTGGATCCCTGATGTTCAAGAAACTCGATAGCGCCATCGCCTTCGCAGCGATCGCCCACGCCGGGCAGGTTCGGAAATTCACCGGCCTGCCCTACATCCTCCACCCGCTCGCGGTCATGGAAATCCTCCACGCTCACGCTGCGATCGTCACCGAGGACGAGCTTATCGCCGCGGTGCTGCACGACGTGGTCGAGGACACGCAGGTCACCATCAAGGACGTCGAGCGCCGCTTCGGCAGCACGGTCGCCGGCTTGGTCTTCGACCTGACGGATCAGTTCATGGATCCGAAGCTCGGCAATCGGCGCGAGCGCAAGGAGAAGGAGCGCGCGCGGCTCGCGACGATCAGTCCGCAGGCGCAGTCGATCAAATACGCCGACCTGATCCACAACACCACCTCGATCGTCCCGAACGACCCCGACTTCGCTCGCGTCTATCTCAAAGAGAAGGCAGCGCTGCTGGAGGTTATGACGGAGGGCGACGAGATCCTCTACCGGCTGGTGCACGAGTCGCTCCAAGCCGGACAAGCCGCCCTCGTTCAACACGCACTGGAGAAAGCCGATGAGCACACCCCCTCCCGCTCCCCCGCCGCGGCGGCCTGAACCGCTGCCGGCCAAGATCGTCAGCCACATGACGCCGACGCAGTACCGCGTGCTGCAGGCGTCGACGAAGTCGCTCGACAACCTGCTCAAGGGTCACTGATATGGATTATATTCTCGCCTCCGATCTGCACATGGACACCGGCCACGCCGGTGTCCCGTTGCGGACGATGGACTGGGGCAATGCGATCACGCCGATCCTGATCGCCGGCGACCTCGGCAATGGCCTCGGCAACTTCGGCTTCATCGAGAAGCTGCGACGCAAAGGCCACACCGTGTTCCTGACCGACGGCAACCACGAGCACTACGCCAACAAGGCGCAGAAGCGCTCGCTGATGGAAACCGAGCTGGCCTTCCAGCGGCTCGCCGGTCACCCGTCGGTGGTTCAGCTGCGCAGCGGCCTCTACCTCATCATGTGCAACGGCTGGTACGTCGTCGAGGACGAAGAGCACTGGCAGAACTACATGAACGACAGCCGCCACGGCGCACTGTCGGCCGAGGTGGTGAACGCCGCCGCTCGGCGCCACGCCGACTTCGTCGCGGCCTCGCTGATGCGCTTGCCGCACGACAGCAAGGCGATCGTGATGACGCACACGGTGCCGTGTGAGCAGAGCCTCGACCCGCGCTTCGTCGGCTCGGCCGGCAATCCGTATTATTGGAACCCGCACATGGAGCGGGTGCTGATCGCGGGGCGTGACTCGATCGCGGCGTGGCATCACGGCCACACCCATTTCCCGATGAACATTGTCCACGAGGGCGTGAAGATCATCACGAACCCGCGCGGCTATCCTGGAGAGGTGCAATCATGGCGACCACTGGCCTTAACGATCTGAACGACATCCCGCGCGCATGGCGCTCGGCACTTGCGTCAATCCAGACGCTGGCGCCCGAGGCGGTCATCGCCGGCGGGTGTTTGCGGGACCGCGAGCACGGGGTGAAAGTCAAGGATATCGACATTTTCGTGCCATGCGAGAGCGTGGACAGCCATGAGGGCAAGCTGTTCGAGCAGCGGATGAAGAACGACGGGTGGCAGGACGTGCAGACCTTGCACGACGAGAGCTATAACGGCTCGCGTATCTCCCGCTCGATCGAGACGATGTTCCCCGGCTGTCCGCCGATCAATATCATCGTCATGCCCTATGCATTGATCGAATTCGACTTCGGCATCTGTCAGATCGAGTTCAACGGCAAGCGTATCCTGCGCACCCGCGACTACAACATCGACTTCCGGGCCAAGCAGTTCCGACTGGTGCCCAAGGTCGGCGATGCCGAGTTCGTGCGGTCGCTGAACCGCTGGGCGCGGCTCAAGGAGAAGTACGAAGGATGGAAGCTCAACCTCGGAAGCCGGGCGGAGCAGCCGGGCACGATCACCGGTTACATCGATTACGCCTCGGGCGGTCCGCTCAACATGCCGGGGGTGCGCACCTTGGCACAAGCGATGACGATGGCGAAAACAACGCAACTGGCGCCACCACGCACAGCCGACATGATCCACACTCTCAACGATCTGTCCGGTCACGGACCCGGCGAGTATATCGTGGACCGAGCGATTGCGGAACGACTAGCCAGAGAGACGACGGCACAGATCATCGGCCAACACCGCAACAGCCACGGCGTTGTGGTCAAAGTGGACGACAAAGCGGTGATACCGATGCGGAAAATCGTCGAGGACATGCTGGTGGTGCGGGATCGGCTGTCGCGGAAGTACACGTCGCCCGGCCAACCCTAACGGAGTTAATGAAGGGGCCGCTTGTCGGCCCCTTCGACCGTCTCTATCTATTAGATCTGCTGCGCACCGCGCGTGCGCCGCGGCTGCGAAGGAAGATCCAATGCCTGCTGAACCAGACCTCATTGCCTGTGTAGACTATCGCACCATCGAGCTGCGCGTCATCGCCTTCATGATGGACGACAGCTTCGAACAGCAGCAGGCGATCAACCGGCGCGAGCGCACGGTCAAGCTGCTGTCGAGGTCACCGACCGGTTGTCGTTGCTCTGAACCGGAGATGCAGCGGTTGACATCGCGATCCGGGGTTCCTAAGTAACCCAAATGACAATTGATCTTCTTGAAATAGTGGGTCGGTTCCTCGATGGGGCTGATAATCGAGACGAACTTCTGGTGGCACACGACGTGCTAACCAAGGGGTATCGTCTTGTTGATGATCATGCCGAGTTGCCACTGACGCGCGGACAATGGGCCAAGGTGTCTTTGGACGACCTTCCTCGCTTGTTGGAGCATAAGTGGTTCTGTATCGGCGACGGAAGTCGCGCTCATCCTTTTGTTGCCCGAGCAAAGATCAGTGGCGCAGGCGTGGCGATGGCTCGCTTCGTTCTTGAGATGACTGATCCAGATCTGATTGCCGACCATCGCGACTGGAACACGCTTAACAATCAACGTAATAATCTTCGAGCGGTGAATAAGCTGCAAAGCAGTCAATACCGTCGAGGTTGGAAACGAAAGAATACCACCAGCGGCTCTCCTTTCAAAGGGGTGTACGGAAAAGAAGGACGATGGCGTTCGGTAATAAAATACGAAGGTAAACCTATTCATTTAGGTTATTTCAAAACAGAAACAGAAGCTGCTCAAGCATACGATGCAGCTGTGGAGAAATATCATGGCGAATACGCCGCAAGAAACTATCCCGCAGCTTCGTGAAAAACAAGTTGGGCAGCTGGCGTTCTACATAGGCCATCCGAAGTGCTTGGATCTTAGCGATCCAGGAACTGGAAAGACCGCTCCGTGTTGCGTGTATTCATATATGATGTGGAACCGTGGCCAGAAGAAAACTCTGTGGTCTATGCCGAAGAGCTTATTGAAAAAAAATCTGCGCGAGATGGTCCGCTTCACCGAGTTCAAGGTGGCCAATCCCAAGAAGTACACGCCAGGCGACGACGTGGTGATCCTCCACACCGACCGCGCCACGCTAACGCAGAACTGGACCGGTCCCACGATCGCTTCCGAGCGCAAGCGCAGCGGCTTCAAGTGCCGCCTGCCCGGCTCGACCACCGAGACCAGCTCGATCGAGCTGGCCGATATGGCCAAGGCACGTGGGCTAGGACCGATCAAGCTCGGCTACCTCGCCGAGGACGGCAAGTGGTATCTGCTGAATGGCAAGGGCGGGCACGATGAGAAGCCCGACGGCTGGGTGATCGTCGACCCTCTGCTCGGGCCGGACGGCAAGCCGCAGAAGGCGACGCGCGCCGACCCCGAGATGTTCAAGGATTTGATCGCCGCGGCGGCGCAGGACGGCGCCAAGGTGGTGATCTGCACCTTCGCATTCATGTCGGCGCACTGGAAGCGCGTGCTCGACGCGTTCCCCGACATCGATCTGTTGCTCGTCGACGAGCTGCACATGGGCTACGGCGGGCTGGAGAGCAAGCAGACCGAGTCCTTCTACTTCGTCAACAAGCGCGTCAGCCGCTTCGTCGGCATGACCGGCACGCTCATCAACGGGCGGCTGGACACGGCCTTCCCGGCGATCCACGTCATCGAGCCGCGCTACTACGGCTCGCACATGGGCTTCTACTTCGAGCACGTTCAGGCGATGGACGACTATGGCCGCCCGATCCGCTGGAAGAACGAGGCTAAGCTCTCGGCGATCATCAACAAGCACTCCATCCGTCGGACCTTCGAGGAGGTCTACGGCAAGGAGGACGTGGTGTTCTTCGTCGAAGAGATCGAGATGCACGAGAAGGTGCGCGAGGCCTACGACGTCTTCCACGAGACGGCCATCCTCGAACTGCAGGACGGCCGGGTGCTGGACGGCAGCATGGTTGGTGTAGCGCAGATGCGCGCACGTCAGATCATGGCGCATCCCGAGACGATGATCGCCGAGATCCCGAAATGGACCGAGAAGGACGAGCGCCTGATGATCCACCTTGCCAAGGGCAAGCAGACCTTGGTGTTCGCTGCCCTGCAACCCGAGCAGGAGCGTCTACTGCGTCTGTGTGAGGAGCTTGGCCTCCGTGCTGCCCTGATCAACGCCAACGTGTCTGGTGCGGCTCGCAGCCGCATTGACGAGGCCGCGCAGCGCGGCGAGCTGGATGTCATCGTGGCGTCGGGACCGACGACTGCCGTGGGGTACAACTGGGAGATGTTCGACCTCGTGATCTTCGTGTCCATCGATTTTATGGACGTGAATATATTACAGGCATATCGCCGGGCCAGCCGCGGCACGCGAACGAAGGCGCTCCACGTCGTGTTCTTCAAGTACGAGGACTCGATCGACGATCGCATGTACGAGATCGTGAAAGAGAAATCGGCGCTGGCCAATCGGGTCGACAGCACGCGGCCGGTGCTCGACTTCACTTCCTAACGTACCCTCCTTTCCTTCAAATTACCTAGTAGTTTAGAGAAAACGAGAGAAGAGTAACCAAGGAGTTTGATCACTATGATGGATGTTCTAGATAAACCGCCGGGCACCGCCGGGCCTCCGACGCTCCCGCCCTTCCTACGCAAGCGCGGCGGAGGCGGCCGACCAAAGTGGGTGATCTTGCCGGATCTCATGCTTGCTGAGCAGGCCACGACCCTCTTGGATCGGGAACATAACTGGATCACTCTGGCCTATCGCTGGATGATCCGGCTCAATACGGAGACGTGGGAGGGCGAGCGTGCCTTCGTCCACACTCGCGTCTACCGGCAGTGGCTGGAGACCTACGAGGCCAAGGATGGCCTGCCGCCGCACATCTGCTTCGGCGGTGCCATCGAGGCTCGCGATGCCGATTTAACGTTCTATCCACGGTGGGTAGAATATGCGAAGGAGACGTTCTGCTAATCGGCATTGACAGGTTCGTTCGGAGTTCCTAGATCACGCATCCGGCCTCGGCCGGGCTGCTGGAGAACACGCGGGGGGCAGTACCTCGCCGCCTCCACCATAGCCAGTGCCTTGGCACCCCTGCTTTAACGTGACGTCCGAGGGGAGTTGAGGAGCGCACACTGGCTTTGATGGGGGCGAAATAGGATCGACTCTCCGTGCGGTAGAATGTAAATGCGAATGACAATGGTGAGGCCGTGAGCCTCCGACTGGCAGCGTAACTGCACAGGGGCCTGACCGAGAGCCTGGCAACATAATCTCGGTCACCTTATGGGAGCGTAGCTCAGTTGGTAGAGCATGGCACGTCAAAAGGCTCTGGTCGAAGGTTCGAGTCCTTCCGCTCCCCGCAACCAAGTTACCCGGTAGTTTTATAATGGAGGTTTGCATGAAGTGATCAGGTCTGTAGAAGGACCACTCTACCAACCCAAAACGAACTGGAACTATAACATGGCAACTTCCTCCGCCCTCGACGCCGTCATGGATCAGGCCACCGCAGCTGCTGATGCTGCCGCCCCCTCGACCGCGATGATCCCGCAGGACCAGAGCACCGCTCTTGCTGCAACCCCCGCCGCTTCGCTCAGCCTCGACGATCTCGCCGACAGCTCGGGCATGGTGGTCGACGCCTATCTCGGGGTGAAGGACGCGGGCCTTCGGATCGACACCAACGCCTACTTCCAGAAGGCCAAGGGCAAGATCAACATCGCCGAGGTGGCGGTCATCATGTCGGTGCGGGCGAACCGCGGCGGCTCGACGACCTTCATCAAGTCCTACGACGGTCGCATGACCTCGCAGGGCGAGAACTTCCAGCAGGCGACGCAGCGTCTGCAGGCGACCCACGACAAGGTCGACGGACCGTACCGCACGGTCGAGGTTCCCTTCCTGCTGGGCGAAGACGTCCCCGGCGCAAAGAAGGGCCAACGTCTCGGCATCACCCCGGCGATCACCGGCGTGAAGTTCTGGAACGCGTTCTACGACGAGGTCCGCAAGGCCAACCTCGCCGGCTCGGTCGTCGATGTCGAGATCGAGTGCGTTCCCCAGCGCAACAAGAACGGCAACGAGTGGGGCGTGGTCGGCTTCAAGCTGATCGGCGCCGCCAAGTAAGCGACGCTTATCGTTCGACGGGAGGGCCGGGGAGAAAATCCTCGGCCCTTTTCGTTTCAGGAGATCCGACATGCGACGCTTCTTTCTCAGCGAATATGACAAGGGCATGGCTTGGGGCGGAGCCGTTGCGTTTCTCGCGACTCACACCACGTGGGGCGGCTTAGTTGTAGCTCTCGCCATATGGCTAACGACCCGAGTGAGCTTCGCCACCATCAATTGGTTGTTAAAGAAATGATCAATCTCTACGACGGCAACAACATCATGCGCCGCGCCTGCGAGCGGAAGTCCTACATGCCCGGCGAGACGCCGATGTCCATGAGGGTTCGCTTCGAGACGATGTGCGCCGCCACACCCGGCACGGAGATTTGGGTGTGGGATGGCCGCGACCACAACGAGCGGCGCCGCGAGGTCTATCCCCAGTACAAAACCAACCGCGAGCCGATGGGCGAGGACATCTTCTCGCAGATCCGCCTGTGGCGTGACGTGCTTAAGCACAGTCCCGCCGTCCAGATCGAGGTGCACGGCTGGGAAGCCGATGACGTGATCGGCACGCTTGTGCGGCGCAAGCCGCACCTGTTCACCGTGCACACCAACGACATGGACTACGGCCAGATCGCGCACATCTGCACCCTCAAGGGCGTGAACATGAAGGGCGTGCCCGCGCACCGCGTACCGCTCTACAAGGCGATGGTCGGCGACACGAGCGACAACATCGACGGCATCCCAGGCTTTGGGCCGGGCCGCTGGCTGGAGATGGAGCCGCACTGGGACGCCATCCAGCGCGCGATCGTCGCGGGGAACGCAGCCGGTTTCGCTGACCTGCCCTTCAAGCCGAAGGTCAAGGCATGGCTGGCGGAGGACGCGAACATCAAGCTGCTCCAGCAGATGCTGCTCGTCACCCATTTCCAGAACGTCCCCGACGATGAGCTGAACGGTGGCATCGTGCAGGGCAAGCTCGACTTCACCGCCGGACATAACCTCTTGTCGGAGTTCTTCTTATGACCGTCATCATGGCCCGAGCGATCCCCGTCGAAGCCGAGCATGGTGTGGCAATTGACGCAGCCGGGCGGTTCGCCGCCATCCGCCTTGACGGTCATGTTTATGACCTGCAGGCGTGGCGGTTCGGACGAGAGCATGCCCTGGACCTGCCCTTCGAGGTGCAGACGTGAACCGCTATGAGATGGCCGTCACCAGCTGCGTGCGGCAGGCCGTAGCGGAGAAGCTCTCCGCCGAGCAGATCAACACGCCGTTGGTTGAGCAGCTGGCGGTCATCCTTGCTGGTACGGCAGAAGCCACGGGCGCGCGTATCGACGATCTTGTAGAAATCGTCCGGCATCAGCTGGACCAAAGGGTAGCACATCATGTCAATCAAATCCGTTCTCGTTGACAATCGCAACGTCAAGACCGTGCTGCCGGGCATCCTCGCGGAACTGGCGGAGGCACGGCTGTATGGTCTCGACTGCGAGACCACCGACGTGGAGACGCGGCACGAGGGGCTGAACGTCTACAACAATGCCACGCGGCTGGTCTTCGACCACCGCCGCACGACGATGACGGGCTTCTCGACCTACGTCGAAGGCAGCGACACCGCCTATTATTTCAACCTCGCGCACGCGGACGTGGCCAACCGTCTTCATCCCGCGATCGTGAAGATCGTGCTGGACGCTGTCAGCGACAAGGCGATCGGCGTGGCCCACAACCTGCCGTTCGAGCTGGTCATGTTCAAGCAGTGCCACGACATCGACCTGCGCAACATGGTCTGCACCCTGCAGATGGCCGTGTCACACCACGGCCCTGACGAATATGACATCGGTGAGTTCTATCGTGCTGGCCTGCCGAAGGAGTTCCACAAGATCGCCGTGCAGGTCATCAAGGACGAGTGGGCCAACGGCAGCGGCGCTGATCGGGAGCTGCTTGGCAAGTTCATTGCCAAGGAAAGCAAGGCCGCTCACTCTTACAACGGCTTCACCAAGTCCATTTCGATGGGCTATTCGTTGAAGAACCTGACTAAGAGCCGCTTCAAGGTCGAGCAGACCACCTTCAAGGAGGTGCTCGGCGACAAGACGCACATGGGTCAACTCACCGGCGACGAGGTGGTCGTGTACGGTGCCGACGACGCCTATTGGGCGGTGAAGCATTACCGCTGGATGTTCGACGATCTCATCAAGAACAAGCCGCACGTCCTCAAGGCATTCTTCACGCAAGAGAACCCGATGGTCTATCTCTACGCCGACGCGTGGCGTGAGGGCATCCGGCTCGACCTCGATCAGGTGTTCAAGCGCCGTGACGTCGAGCGTAGCGACATGGCTAAGCTGCTGCGCGCGTTCAAGGCACGCGTGCGCGCGGCGTTGCCTTTCCCTGCGGAACCGCACCCCGACCTGCTGCGCAAGGAGCTGTCGTGGTATCCCAAGGGCTGGGAGAAGAAGCGCAAGCAGATCATCGATTGGGCCATGTCGGCCGATAGCGACGATGATTTCACACAGTGCTTTCAGGTCTCGAACCCAATCGGCAACGCGTGGGCCGAAGAAAAGAAGACCAAGGTGCCGGCGTCCGGCAAGCTCAACATCGTCTATTACCACGCCATGCGCACGATCATGTACGATCTGTTGCGCGTGCCGATGCAGTATGACGAGGGCAGCGTCGCGTCCGACAAGGAAGCACGCGGTCGCATCCGTGAGAAACTCGACGGTGAGGTGCCGGACAGTGCCGAGCAGGCTGCAGAGCTGGAGAACACCAAGCAGATCATGCGTGACCTGCAGTCGATGGCCGATATCGAGCAGCGTGTGAAGCTGTATCTCACGCCGTACACCCAGCTCATGGATCCGGAGACCAGTCGTGTATATCCCTCTCTTTCCTCACAACTTGCAACCCGCCGACTGGCTACTTCGTTTCCAAATCCTATGCAGCTTGCCAGATCGGGTGACAGCGCCTACATTCGATCCTTCTATCTTGGCGACGCCGACGACCATGTCGTTATCTCCGCAGACTGGTCGGCGATCGAGCTTGTCTTGATCGGTGATATGGCCGGCGGGCAGGGCGGCTTCAAGAAGATCTACGGCCAGCTCCCCTACGGCGATATGCACAGCGGCAGCGCGGTCGATGCGCTCTCGGTAAAGACGCTCGTCGGCCTCACCGAGGCCGAGTTCAAGGAATTCAAGTTCGGCAACAACCCGAACGGGCGCCCGCTCAAGGACTTCTCGGGCCGCGACCTGACGCCGCAGGACTTCCACAAGTGGGCGCGCGGCACCGCGATCGGCAAAGGCATCAACTTCGGCTATTGGTATTCGGGTGCCTGCTCGACGGTCGCGAACAACCTCGGCCTGTCGGACACGGAGCACTGGGAGCTGGTCGATAAATACCGCGAGCGCTTCCCCGACGAGGAGCACTGGCGTGTCGCCTTACAGGACGAGGCCAGCATGAATGGCTTCATCACCCTGCCGGACGGGCACCAGCGCAACCGCTTCGAGTGCACCTCGGCGTGGCGGCAGGCGATGCTCCGCAAGTTCTCGGACCTGTCGGCCAGTCCGTATCTCGGCGACTATGCCGAGACGGCATGCAAGCGGATCCAAGCCCGCGGTCGCAATCAGGTCGTCAACGCCATGATCCAGGGGACGTGCGCGACGCTCGCCAAGCGCTCGCTGCTGAACCTGATCAAGACGGCGACCGGACTGCAGTATCGCCTGATGATGCCGATCCACGACGAGCTGGTGTTCAGCGTCCACAAGAGCGACGTGATGGCCTTCATCCCGCTGCTGCGCGAGGCGATGCAGAGCCACCACGATATCGTGAAGCACTTCCCGCTGAACTGCACCGTGGCGATGGGCCGAACCTTCCGTCCCTTCGACGAGAACAATCCTGCCATGTCGCAGATCGAGCTGGATGAAGCGCAGATCATCCCCGGTATCGTTGACAAAGAACTCAAGGGTTCTAAACTGTCGGATGATAAAGTCGCTGAACTCTTGGAGTATATGTTCGCATGAAGATCGTCATCTCTCGTGACACGTTGGGCCGCGCGCTCGGTGTCCTCCTACTCACCACCGCCGTGATGCTGCTGGCCTATTTGGCCACGGCGTTCGTCTGGTGGGAACTGAACCCCGGCCTGTGGTCGGCCGGCGCGCGCGGCACCGCGCTCGGGCTGTCGCTGTTCCTGCTCATCGCGCGCTGGCTGGCAGGCAGCATCACCATCGCCGCGCCGGTGGTCAATGAAGAATGACGGCAAGGACGCGGAGAGCGCGTTCGAGGAGCACTGGACCAAGGTTGGTCACTGCGAGCGCGTGCGCGACGCGCGCGATCTGATGGGCTTGAACGGCGGCAAGCGTGTTGCCGACTTCAAGAAGCCGTCGGACTTCCTCGTCTCCAGCCGCGTGCATCCGTTGCACTTCGCCGAGGTGAAGTCGACGGTGGATGCGAAGCGGTTCAGCTTCGACAAGATCCAGTCGGGGCAGGCCAACGCCGCGCAGCGCGAGTATCTGCAAGGCTCGGGCAGCTATATTTTCTACATCTTCTCCTATCCGCTCGGTCGATGGTTCATCATGCCTTGTGCGGTCTATGCCCATCAGTTAAAGATGGGCCGCAAATCAATCTCTTTCGAGGAACTTGACCCGTGGATCAAATGACGCACATCATGGTGGACTCCGAGACCACCGACACGACCCCCGACATTGCCGGCGTCATTCAGCTCGCAGGGATCAAGTTCAATCCGGACACCCTCAAGGTCGGTGCCTCGTTCAATGGTTATCCCATGCTGCTGCCGCGGCGGCGCTGGAGCGAGAGCACCCGGCAGTTCTGGCGCGTCCAGAACCGCGAGGGCTACGCGGAGATCGTGCGGCAGGCGCAGCCGGCGCGCGAAGTGTTCCAAGCCTTTGCCGATTTCTGCGCGAAGGACGCGCCGTTCGGCGGCTTCGTCTTCGTCGCCAAGCCGGTGAAGTTCGACTGGCCGATCATCGAGAGCAACATGCTCGATCTCGATATTCCCTTCCCATTTGCCCATCACAAATATCTGGACATGCACAGCTGGATCAGCGGGCTGCGCGGGCAAGGGCAGCGCACGACGATCGAGGACGAGGTGCCGTTCCCGGTCGGCGGCATGAAGCACAACGCGCTGCACGACTGCGCGTGGCAGGTCGACTGCATGTTCCATGCGAAGCGCAACCACGTTACCGCGTCGATCGCATGAGCCGGCTCGCCACTGACGCCCTCGACCTGCTGTGCGGCAAGAAGCTCGGCGAGGGCGTCTACCGCACGGTGTTCGAGTGCGCGCTGCGCAGCGACTGGGTGGTGAAGCTGGAGATCCACGACGATGCGAAGCGCACCTTCGCCAACGTCCATGAGTGGTCGTTCTGGGACGAGTACCAAAGCGAGGGCGCCATCACGCGCTGGCTGGCACCGTGCGAGAAGCTGTCGCCAGACGGTCGTATCCTGCTCCAGCAGCGCTGCGAGCCGATCCCGCTGGACTATCACCTGCCGCAGAAGCTCCCGGCCTTCCTGACGGACGTGAAGCGGTCGAACTTCGGCCTGCTCGATGGCAAACTGGTGTGCGTCGACTACGCTTTTGTCGACGTGACGCCGAGCACGCGATTAAAAAACGCACATTGGGCTTGACCTATATGTTTCTTAAACTATGAAGACCTCAGCGCACCTCTGCGCAGGAGAAATGAAAATGGCAAAGTCCCCCACCGAGTTCCCCGTTGGCACCAAGGTGTCGTTCCTCGCCGGCCCGACGCGCATCGCCGTGAGCGGTGCCGAAGTCACCGGCCATGACGGCCAGTTCGTCGTGACCAAGGACGCGGCCGGCAAGGTACGCAAGATCCGCCCCGGCGCCATCACGGCGTAATGCTTCATATACGAGTCACAAAGGGCCTTTGTGACTCGTATACGCTACATTCGGAGATGCGCGTGACGTTCAACGACTTCCAGCTCGCCAGTGGCGCGCGCGTCCACCTGATCGGCGATCCTCACCTCGGCAAGAAGTTCGAGGAGGGGGTGCCGCAGAACCGCCGCGGCGAGCGCGAGAGCCGACAAGCTGCGCACTTCGCGAACGAGCTGGAAGCCACCGCCGACGTCATCGTGATGGTCGGTGACCTCTTCGATAATCCCTACGTCAGTGATGCCGTCATCGTTGCCGCCGCGCGCGCCATTCTCGGCGCCGCAGAGCGCAACCCCGACGTGCTCTACGTCATGATGGCAGGGAACCACGACAAGCCGCGCAACTTGACACTAGTCGGCGCGTGGCATGCCTTTCGCGAGATGACCCAGCATCGGCTGAGCAATCTCTTCATCCTCGACCGGCCGGCGCACCTCGGCGCTCTGGCCTTTTTTCCTTGGGAGTGGGACCGCCGTGCGGACGATCAAGTCAATGACCTTGCGGGCGCTGTCGGCGTTGAGCACGCCGTCGGACATTGGGATCTCTCCGTGTTCGACGGAAAGGACGACCATCTCGCTCCCGTTGAAGCGCTCCACACCGCGTTTCCACAGCTCTATGGCATGTGGTCGGGCCACTACCACAAGCCGGGCGCCTACCGAGTAGGCGACTGCTGGGTCCACTGCACCGGCTCGATGGAGCCATACGCGCACGGCGAGGGCGACCTGTACGTCACGCTGACGCGCGCCGAAGCGTTGCTGGCTACTGACCTGCACGACAAGGTCGTGCGCGTGCTGCTGGCCCCCGGCGAGGACATGCCCGAGATCGATTGCCTCGCTCTTACGCACAAGCGCGTTCGCGTGGACGAAGAAGATGGCGTGCAAAGTACCGTGTCAGTTGACGATTTCGACTTCCATCGGATTGTCCGCGAGCGCATCCATGACCGAGACCCGCGCGTTCGTGGGTTCATCGAAGAAAGGATGCATCTCGGTGGTGAAGAACAGCTCGGAAGTGGCAATCAAGCTGTATGACGTAGCGCGTGGGCTGGGAGTTCCAGCCACCATTCAGTGTAGCCTCGTGGCGCACTCGGACAGCCGCTACCTCAAGCTGCACCCAAATACTCCACAGGAGCAGGTGATCCGCATCAGCAGTCACCGCCCCTATGAACACCGGTACGGCCTGTGCCTAGACGTACACCGGCCCGACCGCCTTGCCTCGGCGGTCTCTATAGGCACGCAATGGTTGGAGACGAACTATGGAAGTGAAGTTCATGCGACTCCCGCACGGTGCGGGACTGGAGATGCCCCGCTACGAGACAGCGGATGCATCGGGGATGGACCTGCGATCGGCGGAGACATTCAAACTGTTCCACGGGCAGACAAAAATCTTCACCACCGGGTTCGCCGTGGAGGTGCCGCGCGGGTTCGAACTGCAGGTACGCAGTCGAAGTGGACTAGCAGCGAAGCACGGCGTGTTCGTGACCAATGGGATCGGGACGATTGATGCCGATTACCGCGGTGAGCTGATGGTTATCCTGTCGCACCTCGGCCGCAACGCCTATGAGATCGAGGTGGGCGAACGTATCGCGCAGCTCGTTTTATGCCCTGTCGTGCAGGCGACGCCGATTGAGGTGTCACTCCTTAGCGGCACCGCTCGGGGCAGCGGCGGGCTGGGCAGTACCGGGCGCCGGTAGCCGCGACAGGATATCAGCACGGCTGGCATTCCGCGCGCGCTCCTGTTCGCGCAGAATGTCCAGCTGCTGCTGCATATCCTTCTTCTGCGACTCGTTCGCATTGTACTGCTGGGCGAGCGACCACGTCAGCGTGCTGATGAAGAGCATGACGACAAGGCCGCCCGCCCATTTCAGGATCGACTTGAGTTCCCCGATCACGCCGAGGACCGCCTTGTGCTTCTCCTCGACCTTCGTGGCCAGCTCGTCGTTCTTCTCGTCGATCTTTTTCACCAGCTCATCCGTCTTCTTCCCCAAGCCATCGAGCTTGTAGTCGGTGATTTGCATGTAATTCTTCAACTCGTGACGAGTCTCACGACTGTGGAGCATCGGATCAGTCTGGTCGGGCATGGCTTATCCCCGAGGACAGCCGGCAATCACCGGTTCAATTTCATTGAGGCGGGCCTCGCGCTGCGCGCGCCCGCCGTAGAGAAGCTGCATCCGCTCGGCGGCGTCCGCTGCCGCCTTGAGCTTCGCCTTCGTATCGACATACTCGGGCGGACCGGCCAGCGTTTTGGGGACGCACGGCGCCGCGACCGGCACCTTGACGATCTGAGGGACCACGATAGGTTCGGGACGCGCGGGTACAGCCGCGCCGCACGCGGTGAGGATGCTCAGAAGTGGGATAAGATAAACGGCCTTCACTGCACCATCTCCTCCATGCCGCGATTGTCGATATCACGGACACGATCTTCAAGGGTAGCCCCCTGCGGCTTGGTTGCCAAGAAACCGTTCAGGCGAACGGTCATCAGCCGGGTTTGCTCCTGAGCCTTGGCCAGCTCGACCTGCTTGGCCGCCAGCAACGCTTTGCTCTCCGCCGACAGCTGGTCATAAGCCTTGTTCTGCACCTCGATCTCGTGCTTGAGCGTCGCCACGTTGGTGGTGGCCTGAGCCAGCCGCGCGACGTAGCCCGTCATTGGGTCGTTGATGCTGGTCTGCAGCTTGGTGGTCTGAACCATCAGCGACCGGTTCTCGAAGTAGCTTGCCAGAAGCAGCGCCGAGAGAACGATACCGATGAGAGCGGCCCCGCCGGTGGCGACCTTCCAGAGGTTGCTGGTGATGACGCTTGGCAAGATCATTCTTTGGACTCCGCAGGGGGAACCGCTGGGGCGGAAGTGCCCTCGCGTGTCTGGATCGCAGCAGCGACGCTACGGTCCTTGATGGCCGCCGAGCCTGCGACAGCGCCAATGGCGATGCCCAAACCAGTCGGGTACGCAGCACAGAACGCGACGGTGTCGAAGTGAGCACCGTTGCGGATCATATCCCACAGCACGAACATCGGGGCGCAAGCGATGTAGACACCCACGCCCACGCCGCCGAGCAGCCGGGTGATCTCGTATTCGCCGCCGATGCCTTTCAGTGCGTTGAGCAGGTTCTTCATCATAAACTTCCTCGTAGAATGAGAGCACCAACCCATGCGCTGATCAGGGACGAGATCAGCATGAAGGTCGCGAAGATGAATGTCATCTTCCGCAGGCGCTCGCAATTGGTATTAACAAATCCCAGCCAAAATAGAAATACGCAGAGTGCCGCAAGACGGCTGATGGTCATCCAGAAGAGGAAGACCGAAGAACTCATTATACATTCGCCTTCCACCACGCTGTGCCAGGCAAGAAACTATTGGCTCGATTGGTCCAGCCGTTGATATATTTCGGATTGTTGAGCGACTTGTAGAAGGCGATGCGCGCGGCGGTCCACGCCTTCATCGCCGTCTCATCGCTCTTGTCGCAGCGCCATTTCCGATACGCCTCGCGCGTGCCAGCGCCAGCGTCGCCGTCGTCGCCCGTGCCGCAGAGCCGCTGCAGCACCTTGACGGCGGCCTTCGGGCCGGCGTTGAACGAGAGATCGACCACCCCGGCGAGCACCACATCCCACGGCAGCAGGTCAATGCCGTTCTTGTGGTAGTAGCCCTTGAGGCCGAGATCGATCGCTTCGGCTTCGCCGAGCGCGGCCATGTCAGCCTTGGTGACCGACTTCACGCCGCGATAGGCCGCCAGGGCGTCGCCCGTGACACCGTACTTCGAACCGACCAGCTGGCCGTTGTGCCAATTGCCGCGATCGTCAGGGTCGAGCGAGTGCTTCGGACTCTCGTGCACGAGGATCGTGTTTTTGAAAAAGGCTTGGGGGGTCGCCTTCATAGCCTTCTCTTTCCTTAAAATTACCTTGTACTTTCAGGAAATCCAAATGTATTAATAAGAGGAACCTGTAGGGACAAAGCATGATCGAACGACTCACATCATCCGCATTCTTCCCTGTCAGCGGTGCTACGCTCCGGGCGGATTATCAACCCAAATCCGGCATCACCGCCGTGGTTGGCGAGAACGGGGCAGGCAAGACCTTCCTCTCGATCGAGACCGTGCGGTGGTTGCTCTACGGCAAGGCGGCGTTGCGCGGCGCGGCGGGCGACTACAAGGACGCTAACGCCAGCGGGTGCTTCCTCATCCGCGGCGCGCGGTATGAAATCAGCCGCGGCAAGGCGGAGTGGGTCAAGGACGCGAGCGGCTCGATGGTCGCCAAAGGCGCGGAGAAGGTGACCGAGTTCGTCACAGAAGCAATGGGCTACGGCCTCGACGTCTTCGACCTGTGCAACGCGGCCACGCAGGGCAACGTCCAGAAGCTGGGCGACATGCGACCGGCCGAGCGCAAGGCGATCATCGACAAAGTGCTGCGCCTGACCGACGCCGAGAAGGCCGAGAAGGACTGCCGCACGGAGGCCACCGGCTACAAGCGCGAGGCCGAGGCACTGGCCAAGGCGCTGCGCGCGCCGGGCGACGAGCCGGTGACCCCGGCGGGCTACATGCCCTCGGAGAGCCTGCGCGGTGCCCTGACAGCCATGCGCGCCACGCGTGACGCACATGCGGCCCTCCGGGGCCAGCTGCGACTCGTAGACGCTCCTGTGCGGCCACTGGCGGCCGCATTCAGCGAGGACGCTATTGCGGATCTGGAGCAGCACGAGCGGGACCGCGCTGTGGCTCAAGCGGAGCACCGTCGGTTGGACAGCATCACGCAACGATGCCGTCCTTATTCGCCAGATAAATATAGCGAGGACCAGTTGCAGGTTGCCGAGCGCCGCAACCTTATTCGACATGCCCTCGACCAACGCGGCCCCGCACCACAGCTGACCGCGGCGGCCTCCGAGCGAATATGGGCGCAATGGGCTTTATTCGATGCTCATCAGCCGAGCGATGAAATCGAGTGTCCGAAGTGTGCACACAAATTTCGGACAACGGGCGAGCCACCGACACCTCCGCTAATGTCGAAGGAGCAACTGCGGGAAGATGACGCCCGCCGCTCGCGGCACTGCGCGCCAGCGCCTGTTCTTCCCGACGGACCAGATCTTACTCCGCAGAAGATCAAACTGGTTCGCGACAGCGCGGCGGCGGATGCAGAGCATGACGCAGCCTATGCCGCATTGCGCCAGCTTGTTATTCCTGACGACCGCTCAGCCGAGCTGACGCGCATGCGCAATGACAAAGCCACAATGGATGCGTTCCTCGCCGAGCAGTTGCGTTACGAGCGCGTCCGCCAAAGCAACGCCGAGATCGAGGCGCAGATCGCCGCACTCGACCCCGACCTCGGACAGGACATCATCGACAACCAAGCCGAGGGCGTGCACCGCGCCGAGATGTACGAGGCGGCCTACGCGACATGGCAGCGCGACGACGCTGCGTTCAAGGCGGCACAGGCCAAGATCGCCGACGCCAGCTATCTTGCCGAGGAATATGCCCTTGGCGCCAAGGGCATCAGCGACGCGCGCGCCGTGGTCAAGGCGCTGATCGCGCCGAAGATCAGTCGCATTGCCACCGTCCTGATCCGCGACATGTCGATGGGCAAGCTCGACAACCTGATCGTGGATGACGAGATGGAGATCACCGTCGGCGGCCAGCGCATCGAGACGCTGTCGGGCGCCGGCAAGACGGTCGCTAACCTCGCGCTGCGCGTGGCGATGGGGCAGGCGCTGGTTGGCCACGTCTTTCCGGTCTTCCTCGCCGATGAGATCGACGGTGATCTCTCTGCCACGCGCCGCGCGGCGACGCTGCAGGCGCTGGTCTCGCTCAAAAAGCATCTGTCGCAGATCATCCTCGTCACGCACCGTGGCGCGGAAATCGCAGATCATGTGTGGGACGTAGAAAGTACCGGGTAGTTTACCGGATATAGATTTCCGTATAGCCACAATGCACTAAAGCGAGAACTCTTAAACCGGAGAACACCAGTGGCAGTTACCCCCGAGATCGAGGCCGACATCATGCGGGCCTACAACGCCAACCCGAAACGGTTTTCCCCGTTTCGGGTGGCCAAGTCGGTTGGCGCAACCATGAGCGAAGTGATCGCTGTGGTGAACCGCAACAAGGACACCTGTCCTGAGACGGCAACTGGCGTCGCCCGCCGCGAGCTGGAACCATTCATCCTCGCCAGTCGGCGAATCATGGATGCAGGTTGGGACAACAAGAGCGAGGGCGTGCTGACTGCGCGCCGCCGCTTCGAAGCTGGCACGCATGATATGGCCACGCACCGCGACGGCGGGTGGATCCATCTGTGCAGCATTCCCCTCGCTCGCCCCCGCCGCGCGCGGCCGGGCTTTTTCACTGGAGTTGTACTCTGATGCTACATGATCTCATCCTCGGCCACGGCACGACCATCGTCGATCCACGTGGCGGCCTTGTTACACCGACTGGCGGCAGCGCCGTCCTCAAGGTCGAACCGCAGATGTTGCGCAACGGCGACGGGCCGTATCATGGCGAGTTGCAATATCTTGGCCTGCTGCAAGAGCTGGTCAACAAGAGCGACGCGGCGCCGCGCGAGGACCGCACCGGGACCGGCACGTTCAGCGTGTTCGGCCGACAGATCCGCTTCGATCTATCGGTGGGCTTCCCGCTGCTGACGACGAAGAAGCTCTTCACCAAGGGCATCATCGCCGAGCTGCTATGGATGCTCGCGGGTGATACGAATGTGAAGACTCTGCAGGAGCAGGGCGTTCACATTTGGGACGAGTGGGCGAAGGAAGACGGCTCGCTCGGACCAGTCTACGGCGAGCAGTGGCGAGCATGGCCGATGACGCCGAACTATGAGGCCATGAAGCCTTATCTCAAGCGTCTGGCTGCTGATCCCGACGCCTATACCACGACGTTCGCCTCCGTCGATCAGATCGCCGTGCTGTTGGAAAATCTGCGCCAGAAACCTAACGACCGCGGCCACGTCGTCAGCGCATGGAATGCGGCACAGCTCGATCAGATGGCACTGCGCCCGTGCCACTGCCTGTTCCAGTTCTACGTCGAGGACGGCAAGCTGTCGTGCCAGCTGTACCAGCGCAGCGCGGATATCTTCCTCGGTGTGCCGTTCAATATCGCAAGCTATGCGCTGTTGACGCACCTGATCGCTGCCGAGCTGGATCTCAATGTGGGTGACTTCGTTCACACGTTCGGCGACCTGCACCTCTATGCCAACCATGTCGAGCAGGCCAAGGAACAGCTCACTCGCTGTCCGCGTCCGTTCCCGACGGTGTTCATCAACACGCTGGGGTGGCCGGGCCTGTTCAATATCACGCCCAGTCGTATCGCGATCAACGACTACAATCCCCACCCAGCAATCAAAGCGGAGGTTTCAATATGAGCATTTCTTCCTTCTTCCATCGTGGTGCAGAAGCCGACAATGCCGAGCCGTTCGATCCGATCGCTGCGCTCGCGGCTGAAGGCCTTCCTGCGCCACAGCCGATTGAGCTGCCTCCGGCTAGTGAGATCGTTGCGGATGCTAATGGGAGCATCTTCGGCATTACTTATGACAACGGCGTCACCATTTCCAAGCTTCGTATGGACAGCATCAAGGTCGGCGATGTTGTCAACCCGAAGGAGGCCGCCGGCTCCAAGAAGCCGGGCGTCTGGTCAGTGTTTCCACGTTGGGTCAGCCTGCTGGTTGGACGCGTGATGGAAACCGGTGCTTCGAAGTACGGGAAATTCAACTATCGCGACAGTGCTATTGCCGCATCGACCTATGAGGATGCGATGGAGCGTCATGCACAGCTGTGGTTCGACGGCGAGGATAATGATCCTGAGAGTGGTGTGAGTCACCTTGCCCACGTCATTGCTTGTGCCACGCTTTTGCTCGACGCACAAGCCACCGGCAAGCTGGTAGACAACCGCCAGAAGACTGGTGTGGTCCGGCGAACACTGAATGAGTTGGAAGAGCTGCGGCGAACGCTACCACTCCCCGGCAACATCAAGGTGTAAAAGAAAGGGGGCCAGTTGGCCCCCTTTTTATTGTGCCGCAGCGATGCGCTGTCGGACCTGAGCTGGTAGGCTCTCGACTCCCTTCATCACGGTTGCCATGCCGTCAAGCTGTAGTTTTGCGAGAGGATCGTGACCGTAAAGTTCGCGCGCAGTTGCGATATCACTCTTTACCTTGAGCCACTCATCGCTGCCGACAAGGGCATTGAGTTGGTCAAGACCCTCTTCAGAAGCTTTTCGATCAGCCTCTGCGACGAGCTTGCGCATGTCTTCAACGGAGGGAGTGGTGGTCTTAGTAGCCATGGTCATTCCTTATGAAACAAGAGCTGTATTTTTAACTATTGTAGCGCCCCCGTCAAGACGTCGAGCGATACCAACAGTACCAGACCAGCCGCAGTCTCGCATTTCAGCGACATCGTAACCGTAAGCGCCTGTTTGATCATACACCTTACAATTGATGCAGACCGTGATGACGGTATTTGATGTCGAGCTGCGATCATCAGCAAAGCCGATGATGTCCCCAATTGAGATGCAGTTGATGAATACAACTCGGGTATCCACACCACCGTCGCCGCCAGAGGCTCCAGCCGTAGGGGCACCTGTGGCATACATGCCCGCTTTTTTGTACGTGCCGCGTTGTTGATTTTTTCGGCTGATCACATTGATGATGATATCGTCGCAACCGTAGGCGGGGGCACACCCAGTTCCACCGTTGTATTCAACGAGGCCACCGTGAAGGCGTGTTGAAGAACCTTCATGATCAGAATATCCGTCATCGCGACAATCGTGACCGTAGTAATCAGAGCCATCTGTAATTTTTGCACCGATATGGCCGTTTAACCCATCGCCGACCAACCCTGCCTGAGAACCAGAGCAAGCACACTCAAGTGTTCCAAAAGAAAGGACAGAATAGTAAACACAATTTGTCGCTGCACCAAATACAAACACTTCGTCCAAGTGCGCTCGACGGAAGAAACTACAATCAATTCCGCCATAACGGACTTCAAGGCCCATGATCAGCAGCTCTGGTGCGCTTTCACGAAGGCTTCCAGTCGTACTAAACAAGCCTTGCGTGTTATCTAAATAGATATTCGCTGCCGACCCATCACCACCGCCGACGATGCTGAAGTACATGATTCCAGTACTGTCATCAATAAACGCTTTCGGATCATTGTTATCAGATGCGTCGATCTCTGCCTGTGCAGCTGCAAGGGTTGACGCTGTGGTCTTCACCAATTTGGTTGCCCAGTGCAAGCGGTTCGGACGACCACGATGCTGTGGACTGCGTTCTGCTGTGGGGATCACAGTACGCGGGTCTGCCACACCATCTTGATAGGCCCAATTGAAATTGGCCAACGTCGGCGGCGTAGTCAAATGCACCTGATATACTTTGGTGAAACCGGATGTCTTCGTGATACCTGTCAGCTTATCAGCACAATATACTACTGGATAATTATCGTATTCGGTGCTGCTGCTCGATCGACGACCGAGTATGGTCAACTTACCAGTGAGCGTCGAAGGTGCAATTCGCATTTGCGATTGAGAATAAGTGCCGAACAGTGCAATAATTGTACCCGCGCCGTTCATTTTGTTTACCGCTGCTTGTGCGGAAAACATTGGTGCTGTTTGGGTGCCCGCAGCAGTATCAACACCAGTCGGCGAGATAAACAATACCCCACCGCCCCCGCCGCTAGACGATTGACTGGAAGATACTGGCCGACGAAATATTGCGTTCGATCCGGGAGCCAACAGCATATCACCAAATCGAAGCGCACGCGGTACGCTGCCACTCACATTATTGACAGCAATATAAAATACCACAAAAGCAGTATCCGCATGTAGGGCAATACCAGCCTGTCGCAGCCAACCTGGTCCAGTAACCGAAGCCGATAAAGTTACCCGCGTTCCAGTAATTTCTATCTGCGAACTATTACGTTGGATAACTAAAACACGACAGGTCTGTGCCGCAGCAGACCCTGTTCCGTTATAACTATCTAGCCCATAAATTTGGACCGCAGCAGAGAAAAATCCACTTCCATTAGATAGATCAGAACGAGGAATGGCTCCAAAGAAAGATCCAAACTCCGAAGGCAATCCTGTAGGAGCAACAACGGACCAGCACGGACGTTGATCAGCACCAGTAGTTGTTGCCGTCAAAGAATTAACATTGCCGCTGGCGTACCGCATGGTTTTAACATCCAGCTCGTCAGCCGTAAAGCGATTAGGCAGCTGTGCAGCAATGTCTGCGGCATCTTCTGGAGGCAAAGAGGCGATAGCAGCTGCATAATCTGCTACTTGTTTTGGTGAGATTTTCGGCGGGACATAGTGAGGGTCAGACCCGTTTCGCACAGTGATTTGTGCGAAGTCCATCGTCGCCGTGGTATCCAAGCGTACACCAATGCCAATCGTAGCAGTATTAGCTGGAAGTGCCACTGCCTTGGCAACAATAATTTCCGTTGGCTTCGTAATAGCAGCCGCTGGAATATACCGGCCCAATAAATTTTGACCGCTTTCATCCTGCCCAGCCACTGTAGGCCAGACAAGTTGTGTACCGCTTGCGTCATAAGCATACAGACGAAAACGAATATCTGTTGCCGCCGCACTGGCATCTTTACGAGCGACAATAATTGACGCCGAAACCAAACCGCTTGGGAAACTACTAATTGGAATGCGACGACTGACTAAATCAATCAAACCAGTGGGCGCGCTAACAGACGGAGTGCGCATCCGTTTTGCGCCTCCAGACAGAACCACAGGGAAGTTAGTTCCTCCAAACGATACGTTATCACCGACCGAATAATATTCAAGATCAGGATCAGTATAGAGATTGGGGTTGCTGTTGTCAGAACCAATGGCTGACGCCGTGTTTAGAGCAGCATTTGCCAACGTGAGGGCATCTGCTACCGATTTCGGCGAAACCCGTACTGCACGATAGTGTGGGTCAGCACCATCTCGGATGGAGAGGTGTGAGAAATCCATAGTAGGTGTGCTATCAATGCGCACCATTACTTGAAGTGTAGCCGTATTAGTTGGCAACACTATATTTTCAGCGATAACCAATTCGGTCGGCACTGTAATAGCTGCTGTAGGTGCATACCGACTATAATAATTAGGGGTTGTTTCATCGCTCTTCGAAACATCCGGCCAAACTAATTGGTTTCCTGAACTGTCCTTAGCGATCAAACGAAAACGAAGATCAGAAGCTGCTCCAGAAATATCCTTTCGTGCGATTATTACAGACGCAGAAACTCGTCCGCTCGGAAAAGCACTTCCTGAAATAATTGTGCTGGTATCAAGAGCGCCTAAAGCAGACCCAGAGGCGGCAGGCGTCCGTAGACGTTTTGCTCCTCCCTGTGTTACGACAGTGAAACCGATACCAGACCAAGATTGCGCTGCCCCAACGGACAAATACTCATATTCTGGATCGCTATAAAGATTTGGACTATACGAAGCAGCGTCAATAAGACTCCGTGCTAGTGCCAAAGCTGATACAGAAGAAGATGCCGCTGCTGCCAAACTTACTGTGTCAGAGAGCGCCTTCGGCGATAGAGGGGGACTACGATAATGGGGGTCAGCACCATTACGGATAGTTAGGTGCGACACATCCATTTGGACTGTCGTCTCTACGCGAATGAACCAACCGATTTTGGCAGCACCTGCCGGAATAGCGACGTTCTGTGCGACGATCAGTTCTGTAGGGGTCGTAATTGCCGCAGTCGGCACTTTCCGAGTAAAGTAACCCGGTTCAGCCGGATAGTCTGAAGTTGAAACATCTGGCCAGTTTACAGCACCGCCATTTGCATCCAAGGCATACAGTCGAACACGAAGAGCACCATCGCTAGTTGCAGCCTTTTGCGATATAATAATCGAAGCTGAAACACGACCGTTTGGGAAGGCAGAGACTGGCACCATACGGGTCGGGCTATCAATCATAGCCAATGCTGAGGCTGACGACGGAGTCCGCAGGCGCTTTGCACCATTACTGACTACCACCGTCATGTTGGAGCCGCTCCAACTTTGAACGGCATCAACATTCAAATATTCAATTTCAGGATCGTTTGAAAGATTAGGGTTAGAATTATTGGCGGGAAGTTGCGAATTGGCAATTGCCAAATCACGTGCGGCAACTGCTAGATCGCGAGCATTAGTGGTTTGCAGCAATAGATCATTAAATGCGGTCGTTGCTGTGGAAATAACACTGCTAAGTGAGGTGGTACTTGCAGTAGTCGCGGCAGAAATTTGCGCCAAAGCTGAAGTTAAAGCGGTTCCAACTACTTGCGCAAGGGAGTCATAGAACCACTGAGCGTATTGCCAGCCACTGCCGCCGACCCGAACATAAGGGCCGTTCTTGGCGGTATCCGGATCGGCATAGACCAGCACCATCGTGCCGGGAATAAAGCCGTTGGCATCAGCCCCGTCGAGGTCGGCCTTCGTGGCGAAGCGCGATGCGAAGCCGGTCGTGGCCATCGCCATGATCTTGGCCGGCGATTCCAGATAGCGGGTGAAACCGCTCAAATCCGTCAGCGGAAAGACACCATCGTGATTGACACCGCCGTCGGCGGCGCCGGTCATCCACGAATAGAACAGACCGTCGCGGACGGCCACCTTCGCGACATAGTCCGCAATCTGAGCTGCGAGATCTGAGGGAGTTACATCAACCATTCTGTCCGCGTACCGATCGTCTATTTGAGGGTCAACAGCTTTTCGCTCAACCGCCTTTACGGAATATCTGCCTTGAGATTGTGCGAGAGCAAACCGTTCGAGATATACGTGCGCGCTGCGGCCACCGAAATCTTGGCGATCATAGCCCGACCGTCAGGGATGCCTACATTTTGCGCAAGCATCCAGCGGTTGTGCATATAGATCTTATGATTCTTGGTGGCACGAAGGACATGGCCCTCATGCTTGATCAAGAACACATCTTCCTCACGGAACGACACCGCCTCGACTGGGAAGGTGCCCCACTGGAAGGTGGACTCATGCTGCGTCAGCACCATCTCATTTGGCTTGAGATCGCCCGCGCGCTTGAGACCGCCATCAGCCATGAGAATAAGGCTCTCCACATCCACGCAGTGATACGGCGGGTTGGGGTCATAACCGCCATCGCCCGGATCAGGCGGCGTCTCACTCGGAGCCGACGCGGTGCTGGTGAAACTATCAAAGAACACACGGCTCAGCTCTTCGACATACAGCGATCGTGAGGAGAAGCCGGCGCTCTCACCACCCGATGTTCCCTGCTTCGAAGCCTGAACACGGTAGGTGGCTTGGGTGCCGGCCTCGCTCGCGTCCATCGAGAAGAAGGAGATAACACGACCTTCATCTTCAAGACGCGTGCGCGACAAAGAGCCAGTTCCGCCCCAAATCACCGTGTCGATCCCGTAGGCTTGACGAAGGATACGAATGTTGACTGGCGTACTATCATCGTCAGCAATCGCACGGGCAAAGCAACTGTAATTGATCTTAACCGGCTTGCTGTAGGCGGGGGTCATAGTAACTACCGCCAAATCATGCCAGTTATTATCACTATTGATAACAAGTTCGGCGCTATTATAATAGAGACCCGCCTTACCCATTGCTCCATCAAGCAAGCTTTCACCAACCACGGCACCGATCTTGATACGATCAACTTCAACGTTCGACATCTTGACGACACCATTCTCATAGGAGAACGGAATAATAGCGTTGCCGTTGTTTGGATCGATCAGACGAAACACATTCGTCAAAATCGAATAGGTCGACACTGCACCAGTGTTGGTGTTGTACGTGCCAGTGATATTGCCATTGATATCGAGCAACTGCATCGACTTGGCATAGCCACCCGACGGCCCAGCAAAGGCTTGCTGCAGACTCGTGAAACTTGCTTCGTTAGTTCCAAAGCGAGCGGTAATAGAACTGATCGACGTAGACAATGAAGAGTTGAGGTCAGACACACTAGTTTGGAGCGACGTGATATCCCCTTCGGCCACACCAACGCGCGTGCTGAGCGAACTAATTGACTGAGCAGTAGAGGTATTGAGATCAGAATAAGCTTGCTGCAAGTTTGAAATACTTGTCTCGTTTAATCCAAAACGAGTAGCTACGCCTTCAAAACTTGAAGCAGTTGCTGAGGTTAGCGTCACAACAGTAGTATCTAGGTCACGAACTGTTGCTTCATTTGTATCAAACCGAGATGATATTAAGGTAAAATTAGTACCTGTAGAGGAAGCCAAATCTGTAACAGCTTGACTAACATTTTGAATTTCAGTTTCGTTATCACCAACACTGGTGTCAATGGAACTAAACCGTTCACTCAAAGACATTGTTGGAGAGACACGTAAAGTATCAGTGTCGAGTATCCAAGCCATGCCATCGCCGGAACGTGCACCAAAGAACAAGAAATTCTGTGCGAAAACCGTGTCAGCAGCAATGCTGCGCTTATTGTTTTCGACAACTACTACACCAAGAGGTATGCCCTCAAGAAAGAGACGAGCGTCAGCATATTGACGTAGAGTCTCTCGATCGAGAATGTCTTTGATCTGAGTGTTAGCGAGCTTAGTCACCTCGCCGCGTGCGTCATCGAGGCTTTTATTGGCTGCAGCAAGATCAGCCAAGACCGCTGCTACGGTGCGCGTGCCGATCGGTGACGTCGGATTGGCAGAATTGGTCGCGCCCGGCTCCGCGGGCTGGAGCGACTCCATATCCTGCCCGTCGGTGTATTTGATATCCCCTGCGTCGAGGATTTCCTGCGTCACCTCGTAGGTGTCGGTGAGCGGCACCGACACGCCGCCGCGGCGGTCGTTCGTCACCACCTCGACGTGATAGATGCCCGCAACCGGGTTGACCCATTCGAACGTGGTCTCTTGAGTCTTTTCGACAGCAGTTTTCAGCGCACCGCCGTTGATCGAATACTTGACCGTGAAGCCGTTGATGAACGCCCCCGACGGGCGCACCCACGTCGCAACGAGATTGACGCTGTTGCCCTGCTCCACTGGCACCTTGATCAGGCTCAGGACACGGCCTGACTGCGGCAGACGCGGCGGCGGCACGGCGCCACGCAGGTCTTGGAAGACCGTGTCCTCCTTGCTGACATTGTCGCTGGCGGCCCACTTGCCCGTGTCGATGTTGATAGCCGAGATCGAGACACGTTCACCATCATCACCGGGCATAACGCTCGTGACGCGGAACAGACGAGGCATCGTTGGTAGATCGGTGGCTTCGAGCGCAATGGCAAGATTGTCGGCGATCGTATCGGGCAAGGCGGTGTCAAGATAAACGGTCGTCACCGAACCGCGCTGCCCCGACGTGTTGACCACGTTGCGGTAGATCGAGAGGGTGGGCTTGGTCCAGTTCGCGTCGCTCGGCTGACCGGCAACGTCGGGGTTGTAGCTCGGGTTCGGAACCGTGAACCACATCTTATAGGCGATGCCAGGGGCGAGGTACATCGGATCGCGCACGACGATCGACGTGCGATCTGGCGCGACCGCGACGGTGCGGCCGGTGGTGCGCTTGTCCTGATCGCCGAGATCGCCATCGGCGATCAGGATCGTCGACAGCTGTTCAATGTTCCGCCCGCGCCGGTTCGTCGTGAAGGTGACGATGCGGTTCTCATTGACCGTCGAACGAATGCGCAGCTTGACGCGACGCATCGCTTCCTGTCGCGAAGTACAACCGACGAGAGCGATCGTCGTCGGCTTGCGGCCGAGCAGCGCGATCGACGCGTTGTCGTAGAGATGGACCGCGTCAGCGCGATAATCCATCTCGGCGTTTTTGAACTGGCCAATGATGTCGTTGAAACGCGTGTCCACGTCGGTGTGGGAATAGACAAACTCGCCTTCGATGTTATCGAGAGTGAAGATGTCCGAAGGCGCATCGGCCTTATCGACCTTGACGCGCCACTCGCCGTTGCCTTGATCCCACGCCAGCGCGCCGACCGCGCCCGCGAGATAGCGGATGAACTCCTCGGCCTTCTGAGGCTGGGAGATCGCGATGTTCATGTTGTAGCGCGGCTCGGTCCCACCGTTACCATCCGGCACGCGCTCGCAACAATGCTTCGACAGATCGAGCGCATCCCATTTGTTCAAATAGGAACCACGCGCGATCAGGCTGATGCCTGACAGCTCGTCAGAAATTGCATCGTTGATGACCCACGCAGGGTCGTTCGTATAAGCCTTGACCCATGAGCCGTCCCACACACCCGGCGTATAGGTGCGGGTGTCGGGATTATAGACGTTGCTCGACGGCACGGCGATGATCTTGGTATCGTATTCGCCGGTGATCTCCGGGACGCCGGTCAACTGATCACTGGCCTTGCCGTAGAGCTGGAGCCACGCCACGCCGCGCCAGTCTTCGTGGTCGCCCATCACACCGGCATAGACCGCAGCGAGCGACTCCCACGAGATCGTGCGCTTCTCCTGATCGGAACCATCGGTGCCGCCCGTGTACGTCTCACGCTCCAGCAGCCGGCAGCGGACGTCCCACGCCGTGTCGGCGTAGGCGCCCTCATTGGGAACGCCAATGCGCAGCTCATAGACCGCGGCGCTGCTGGTCTTGCCGGTGATCGCATAGTTCTGCGTGGTGTTCTGGTCGACCCCGTAGGCCGACGGCACATAGGTCTTCGTGCCATCCGCATTGAAGAAGTCGGTGCCGGTGTTGCCTGCCGTGATCGTTGGGTTGATCCATGTCGTCGACCCGACGGGCTTCATCTGGATTTCGATGGTCGCCGTCGCGGTATAGATGCCCTTGGCGTCCTGACGAAAAAGCTGCTGCACGATGAAGCGAAAGTCGAGGAAATCCGCACCCGTGTTCGCGATCGTCTTTGTGATCCAGACCGGATTGTTGCCGTTCTCGTTGGGCAGCGACAGCCCGATCTGCATCGGCGACGCCCCGGCGCCGAGCTTTAGCTGGACCTTCTGCGGGAATTTGAGAGGGTCACCATCGCCGAGCGTGGCGGTGAAGTCCTGCAAGTTCTGCTCGCCGGTTTCATTCTCAATGGCCGTGCCATCGACCTTGATCGATTTGAGGCCGCGCGTCGGCCCCTTGATGCCACCGATGCAGAGGCCGAGCACACCTTCAAACGTGTCATTCGACCGCAAGTTGTCCGGGGTCTGTTTGAACGAAGAGCTGCTGCCCTTTGCGCCTGCGAACATCGATGTCACCTCTACGTGAGGACGCCTATCGCAAGACCTAGCTGCCTGTCCACCTTCGTGACAGAGCGGTTGTCGATTAAATCACCAGGGGCAACCGCCGAACCAGTGATAAACCGCATCTGCTCGAAGTTGATACGCATCTCGCGATCGGCCTGCTCACGATCCAGCGGTTCGAGCGCGGCCCAAATCAGCCCGATCTGCTGGACTGGACCTTCTTTATATTCACGAGCGATCGGGTCCATCACTTTGGTGCGACGCGAAAGCGAGTACCGACCAGTCGGTTCGAACAAACGGAAGCTGTCCCACAGCGTGCCCTCGCGCTGCTCCGACGGACCGTTCTCGCCCACGATGAACGGCGAACCGCCCGGCGATTGAATAACCATGCCAGCGCGCAGCGCCGTCGGAAAGGGCGTGCGCAGGACATGGCGGGGCTGCACGAACACGTAGCTGGGCTGCGAGTTCTGATCCGTCTCCGACAGAATGGCTTTGATCACGCCGCGCCCACCCTCGATCACAAGGAACGGCAGCTCGAAGCGCCGGCTGACGGAGGCGAGGCTAACCATTAGCTCGTGTATCCTGGGTTGTGATGGATGAAGTTCACCTCCACCGGCTTGATGAAGCCTCCGCTCATGGCCTCCGCAGCCGGCACCGTCAATGGCGCTGCGAAGCGCACGACCATATTGCCGAAGTGTTGGTGAGGCAATGTAAACGGATCCCACGTTTCATGCCGCTCATAGAATTTCTCCAGAGCGCGAGCGTTGAAATTCGTGTTCGTGGTATCGTCATACAGCCCGGTAGTGTCATCGATATACCAGCGAAGCCCATAGAGCGTCAGCTTGATCTTCTTCTGGTATGGCGTCGTCGGGCGCGAGCTGAACTGCCAGCCGCCCAACGACATCGTGCTCTGCGGAGCATCGCGCGGCAACGTCTCGGGGACGTTTCGACTAGGGCAGAAGTTGAACGTGTCCATTATCGATCACTCGCAATATGCTGCACCAGCCGCTTGCCGTCGCCATTCATCAGCTCATCATTCAGAATGACGCGCACGTCATTCGGACCCAGCGTCGGCTGCTGTGCGGCGGGGACAACGTAGACGTTCGTCTCGGTGTGGTTCTTCATATCAAGCTTCGGCACTGCCTGCAATGAGTCGAGCGCTTTGGCGCCGTGCTGGTTGAGACGCGCCATGAATTTGTTGCCGACGCTGTCCACCGACTTCTTCTGCACGACCCATTCGCCGCGCGCGAGGCGGGCGTCAACGCTATCAGCTGCCGTGCTGCCGTTCTCGACAGAGCCGCCCATCTTGCGATAGATCTTGCCGTCATCGCCGAGCGTGCCGCCCTTGAACGCCGGTGGTCCGACGAAGCCCTGCGTCCCGCCGCTGGCGGCCGGCGCTGCCTTGGAGCCAAGGAAGGATGCACCAAGATTGAGCAGCAGGTTCATGATCTGCGTGGCGACCGCCTTCGCCGCCAGCTGGACCATCCATTGCATGATGCCCTTGGCGAAGCTCGCGAAGGCACCGAGCGCGCTCTGCGACCCATCCATGATCGACGTGAACATGGTCGCCAGCCCAGTGTTCACCGTGTCCAGCGCGCCGCCGAGGTTCATGATCAGACTCTGCGAAAAAGTCTGGTTCATATTGTTGGCTTGGCGATATGCCTCGATTGCCTTATTGAGACCATCGCTGAACGAGGTCGGCAGCAGACCACCGGCATTCAGCTGCGCGCCGAGCGCCTCGCGGTTCGCCATGAGCTTCTGCAGCTCGACGTTCATCGTTGCGAGCTGGGCGTTGACCGTCTCCGGGTTGACGCCCGCTGAGCCGATCGTGCTCTGCAGCGTCGACATCGCCGTCTGCTGCGCGCTGATCTGCGCGGGCAACGCTGTATATTGCGCCTTGGTCACATTCTCCTGCGCCATCGCCACCCGGTCGTTGGCAAGGCTCTTGACATAGTCCGGCACCTTGTTGCGCAGCGAGTAGCTATCGAGACCAGTGACCTGTGCCTGTGCGGTCTGCAGTGATGCATTTGCGCTCTGCGTCGCTTGCTCAAACGCGGTCGCTGCCGCCTTGGTCTGCTTCTCGACGCTCTTTATGATCGCATCGGTGACCTTCTGATTGAAGTCCTCGACGTTCTGGGCGATCGTCTGCTGAACCTGCAGCATGCGAGCATTGAACTGCGTCGACCCCGGCGCGATGCCGCTGGCGGCCAACTCGTTGAGTGCCTGATCCTTGAGCTGGCCGTTGACCTTGTCGAGCGCTGCCTTCGCCGCGGCGACCGACGTGTCGAAGGTTTCCTTGGTCGTCGCGCGCGCGACCTCCTTGAGCTGCGTGGCAAGGTTAGCCTGATCGAGCGCGAGCTGCGCCTGATCCAGCTTCACATCATACTTGTCCTCGTTCTCTTCCGTGCGATCGGCGCGGCGCGTCGTGCCCTTGCGAACGCCGACGTGAATGTGCCGACCAGTGCCTTGGTTCTTGCCCTTGCCGGTCTCGTACTGAACCTGCGCGTTGATGCCAGCGGCGCGGTATTGTGCCCGCATTGTGGCCGCGTAGCGTTCGGCTTCCGCGTCCGACAGACCGCCAACGCCGAAGTCACGCGCCAGTCCGACGACATGCGGACTGGTCTTGCCGGTGGCGGGCGTCTTGCCGGCCCGGTGCATCGCATCCTGCTCGGCCGCCGTGCGTGTGCCGCTGCCGAGCTTAAGGCCAAGCGCCTGCCCGATCCGGTCGATGTCGCTCTGATTGACCAGCTTCTCCTGCTTGTCCTTCTCGCGCTGCAGCCGCGCCGCCTCGCGCGCTTCGGCCTTGGTCGGCTCCAGCGTGGCGTTGATCTGATTGCGCAGGCTGGTGACATCGGTGAGGGCGTTCTGGAGGAAATTGCGGTTTGCCCCCTGGATGCTCTTGTTCGCCAGCAACCCGTTGATATATTTGTCGAGAGCGTTGACCTTGCCCAACCCCTCGGTGCCGAGCTTGGTCTGGTCGACGCCCGTTGCCGATCCCAGCCGCGTGATGAGGTTCTGGATATCGGCCTGATCGTTGGTGATCTTGCGACCCTCACCCGTCATCGCTGCCGTGTTATCGGCGACGCGCGTGGTGATGATGTTGGCCTGTGCCGTGTTGGTCGCGATCGTACCGGCGGCCTGCACCACCTGATTGAGGCGATCGGCGAGGTCACGGTTGAAGCCACCGTTGTTCGGATCGTTGTCGGTGAAGCGCTTGACCGCGTCACCGAGAATGCCTTGCGCGCGCTGCGACTGTGGCGAGCCGGTGCCGTACTTCTGCAGCGCCGAGAGCGCGCCGCGCTCCTGCGGCGACAGCTGCGCCATGAGGCTGCTATTGCCCTGAATGCCGCTGATTGCCGCGCTGCCCCGCTGCTTCGCGTCGGCCGTCTGGAGCGCGAGCGCCGAACCCTGCGCGGTGAGGTCGGTGTTCAAAAGCTGCATCTGCGCCTGACGATAGCGCTGCACGGCGTTCGTGAGATCGTCGTAGCGATTGCCGGTGTTCGTCAGGTAGACGGCCAGCCCTTCGAAGCGCGACGTCAGCGTGGCGATCTCGGCGCCCGAGCGAATGTCGTTGCCGCGCAGCGTATCCTTCTGGACCGCAAGCCGCGCCATTTCCTTGTCCAGCTCGGTGATCTTGCCGGTCTGCTTGTCGACGGTGTCACTAGTCTCGGAGACTTGCGTCTGCAGGCGCTCGGACGCGGCGGTGGCACCATCGGACTTCTTGGTCCAGCTGTCCAGCCAGTCGCCGAAACCGGTGCCTTGCCCGGTCAAAGGATTGACGCCACCGGCCTTCTGAAACGGCGAATTTAGTCCAAGCGACGCCGTGTTGCCGAGGATATTAAATGTGCGACGAATACCTTCCTCGCCAGCAGGGGCCAGATCGGTGTTGTACCACGCCTGCGTGCCCTCTGCGTTCTGCTTGCGGATGTCATCGGCGGCCTTCCGGCTCTCCTCGATCCGATCGCTGATCGCGGTCAACACGTTCTTGAGAATGTTAAGCGGTGTCTCCATGCTCTCGGAGAGGCCCTCGGCGAGGATGTTCTTGAAGCGCTGCCACTGCGCGGTCAGCGAGTTCATTGCGCGCTCGTTCGCGACCGCAGCCGCACCGCTCGTGGCGAACGACAGCTGCAGCTGATCCATCACATCGACGTTGTTCTTGGCGACGAGGTAGAACGCGGCGGCGCGCGTCTCCAGACCAGCATACGCCTGCCCGGCGCCGAAGCCCGCCTTCTGCAGCGTCTCCAATACGGCGGGCAGACCGCGCACGCTGACGTCCACGTCGGCGGCGGTGAGCTTGAGCGCCTTGAGCTGTGTGTTCAGCTTCTCGCTGGGGTTTGACAGATCAACAAGGAACTGTCGAAAGCCGGTGCCGATCGTCGAGCCGCTGCGCACACCAGCCTGGGCCACGGCACCGACCGTGGCAAGCAGCGTTTCGAGGCTGATGTTCTGCTCGTAGGCGGTGGCGCCGACATACTGGATCGCCTGACCGGTCTGCTGCACGGTCAACTTGGTGCGGTTCAGGGCCGAGGTCATGAGATCGGCGACGCGGCCGGCCTCGCTGGCCTGTAGCTGGAACGATCCGAGCGCGGACGTGACGAGGTTCACGGCCTCATCCGGCGTTGAACCGGACGCGGTGGCGAGCGTCGTCACCGACGCAAGCACGCTGCGCATATCGCTGGCCGTGACACCGGCCTGCGCCAGCGTCTGGCTGATCTTGGCAAGATCGATTACAGAGAACCGCGACGTCGAACCGATGTCGTAGATCGCCGCCTTGATCTTCTGGAGCTGCGGCTCAGTGGCGTTCGCAATGGCTTGCAGCTTGGCCAGCTCATCTTCCATTTGAACGACCTGTTCAAGGCCACCTTGGACGCCGTTGAACACGCCGTATGCTGCCCCTGCCGCCGCGCCGTAGATCGCCGTGCGTGCGAATGCCGTCGCCGCGTAACTGGCGGTCAGCAGGCTTTGAAGTGGGCCAGCCTTGCCCTGCTTCTCCGTGGCGGCCTGCTGCGCCTTGGCCAGCTCCAGCTCCATGCGTGCCGCAGCGACATGCTCCGTGGATGCCGCGGCCAGCCGCTGCTCGGCGATAGCGGTCGCCTCGACGGCGCGGCGAATTGCCTCCTTCGGCCCGAGCGCATTGATCTGCTCACGTGCGTACTGACCGGCGAGTGCCAGTTGCGCCTTCTGCTGCTCAACACGCTGCGACGCCGCCAGCCGCCGGTCAATCTCGACGAGCTTCTGCTCCTCGCGAACGAGGCGCTCGGCGGCGGCGACGTTGGCATTGGCGAGTTCCAGCCGCTGCCGCGCGGCGGTGACCTGTTCCAGTGTGGCGTTGCGATCACCGATCGACGCCTGCAGCTGGCGGCGCGCGTTCTCCTGCTCGAACTGATAGCCGACGAGGGTCGAGCGCGCATCGCCGCTGCGGATCACTTCGTCACGGACGTTCCCCGGAGCAAGCAATTTGCCTGCGGCCGGCAACTGTCCAGTGAGGCGACGGGTGGCAGCGTCCTGCGCGCGCCGTTCTGCCTCCGCCTGCTGGTTCAGCTTGCGGATCGTGCCGTCCAGCGCCGTGCCCAACGCCTTCTCAACGGCGATGCGATTGGCGATGCCGCGCGCCGCGTTGGCGTCGTTCGCAGCAACCGTCTCGCGCTCGCGCCGCAGCTGGTTCAGGCGCGCGTCCGACGCGGCCTTGGCGGCCAACGCGTCGTCGGTGTTGGTGATGCCGCGCGCCTTGGCGGTGACAGCGGCAGTCGCCGCTTCGCGGCGCGCTGCAGCGACTTCCTTCGCCGACGCGATTGCCGCCCGATCCTGCGATTTCTCGAAGTCGGCGATCTCTTTCGCCAACTGCTTCTCGATGCTGGCTTCCTCGCGCGCGAGGCGGGCCTTTTCTCCGTAGGTGACCTTGGCCTCGATCACCTTCTGGCGATTGGCCTCCTTATCGGCACGCACCTCGATCTGCGCCGTCCGTTTCGCATTCGCCTCGGCGTCTTGAAAACCTTTGGTGCGATTGGACTTATCAGTCTGCAGGGTCTTGAGATCGCTCTCAGCCTGCTTGAGCATCTTTAGATTAAGCGACAGCGCCTGCTGCCACTTCTTCGCGTCATCCAGCGTGGTGACGCCGATACCGGTGACAACCTTCTGGATCTGGTCCATGAAATTCCGGACGAGCGTGAGCGCATCCAGAACTGGCTTACCGTCTGCATCCAGAATGATGTCTTGGGTATATGCGTTGGCCATCCAGCACCTGTGGCTCTAGGGGGCGCACGAAGCAACCCCCTAGGTTGTCAACCGGCGTTAGACCGAGAAGGCGCGCTGAACAGGAGCAACGTAATGGTCGGGCATCAGGAGCCGGATCTTGTCCTGCACCTGCCGCAGCGGCAGCGCGCGGCGGCCAATGTCACCATAGGCGCGACTGCGGAAGACCATGCTGATCGACTGACGTGCACGGTAGCCATTCTCGCTCGCCCACTTGTCCTTGGCGGCGAGCTGGTTCCAGCTCTCGATCACGACGCCGGGGTGCTCCTTGAGCACCATGTTGTGGTGGATGTGGCCAATGTCGATGTAGCGATAATCGGCCTCGCCCCAATCCTGCGCAAAGTCAGTCGCCATGACCGAGGCCAGCCGCGCCGGCTTGCAGAGGTCGGAGTGGTGACACATGACGAACGTCTTGCCCATCCGGTAGCCGATGAAGGGCGTGTGGTTGTTGAGGACCGTGACGCGCCCGGTGTTCTCGTAGACGGAGCGGATCAGCGTCGCCATCCAGATGTCGTTGGTGCGGCTGTGATTGCCCTGATTGATGATGACGTCGACATAGCGTGCCTTCGTCAGGCCCTTGTCGACGATCCGGCGCATGAGGCGCGCATAGACGTCGATCATCTTGGGGAAGCGCCCGTCGTAGTCGAGAGCGTGGCGGCTGGCTTCCGTGACGCCGCTCATGTTCTCGTAGTGGGTGAAATCGCCCATGTCCTGAATGACGAGGCGCTCGGTCGGCGGCAGCTCGTCGATCAGCATCTCGATCGCGGTGCTCAGCTCTGCTTCGGCGATCTTGAGGTCGAAATTGGCACCGGTCTCGGCTTCGTGGGCAAGCATGCCGAGGTGGGCGTCGCCGATCTGGATCCACGGGATCACATCAGTGTCGAAGGTCTTGGGCGCGGAAGGGGCCTTGAGGCGAGGCTGCTCGGCGCAGAATGCCTCGACGCCCTGCTTGATCTGCTCGGCCCACTCCTGATCGTCGAGCCGTGTCTTCGTCCATTGCAGCACCTGCGTGCGTTCGCCGTTTGAGCCGACACGTTCGAGCGTCGAATGCCCCTTGGCAATGAACGGATGCGGGACTGGAGAGTTGAGTCCTTGATCGGGAGCAAAGCCGTGAGCGGCAGCATTCGATCGGACCAAATTCATTGCGGCGCGCAGGCTGTTGTGGTGGCGGCCCAAATGCTTTGCCGCTTTCTTGATGTCGCCATCGGCGACGATGATCGCGTCAATATATGCTGATTGCACGGGCGTGGCCCACGCCTTCAATTCCTCGGTGACGGAGACGTTCATGCATAAGTCCTTACATTGGATTGGACGGGAAGACCCCGTAGGAGATATTGGTGCTGTCGGATTGAAGGCTAAGCCACTGACCAGCAAGGTCAATCCGACCCCACGCCATTACGATTGGCGTGCCCACTGCCGTCGTGTTCTTATTGACTGGAAGATATTTCGAAGCATCCGGATCATTGACGCTTTTCATGGTCGGCGATTTGAGAAAGAGACCGATCACGCCTTGAAGGATCATGAGGCCGCCGCTGACCAGCAACGGAACGAAAAAAGCACTGCCGGGTCCGAGCGCAAACGCCAAGCCGACGACCACGGCGCCGAGAATGATCTGTCCGAACTTGCCGCCGCCGCCATGCATGGCCGGCATGATATGGATTTCTTCGGCGAAGTCGTAGAGCTTCTCACGCGTATCGAAACCGACGACGTGCACGAGGGTGTCGCGGGGCCAATCAACCTGTCGCGAGAAGCCTTCGAGTGCGTCCGCTACGGTGTCCGCTTGCATGACCACTGATGGCCCGAACATCATCCGGAGATTTCCGTGGAAAATCATTCGCATGCGATCACCAGACCTTTCTCGACCCGATAGCGCTGGACGAAAACCTGTCCGCTTCGATGTCCGATGATGCTATGCTCCAGATCGGGGTACGCAAGGAAGCCCAAATAGTCTTCACCGCTAAGATTAGGGTCGCCGCGCGGGTGCGTGTGCCACGTTCCAGCGATCAGGTCGGCTTCGAGAAACGGGAGCACCGCTACCGGGTTCATATCATAGCTGTTGTTCTTCTCCTCGGCAACGTTCTCGATCTCGACGATCGAACCGTCCTTGAGGATCAGACCGCAGCGCTCCTCTTCGTCTTCATGACGGTAGAGCGTTTCGAGCGCGAAGCAGGGTTGCGATGTCGACGTCGGGGTAGACGGGTCGGAGATCTTCGACGTCAGGATGACGGAGGACAAAGCAGATGGAGTTTCGATAGAAGCCACGGAACGTCTCCAGCGTTGATGTTCGGCCGTACAGATGATGGATCAGCTGATCGTTGCCGATATAAATTGCGAAGTGGTTCGCATTCCGCTCGCCGATCGCCATACATAGAACATCACCCGGCCGCAAGTCCTTGACGCGCCACTCGGTGATCATCTCGAAACCCTCGCGCTCGTAGCAGAGGCGCATGAGGTCGATCTGGTCCGATGACCAGTTGGTGGGTCGAGCGTAGTTGGTGATCGTGATCCCGAAATTCTCGATATAGAAATCCCGGAATAGCGAAAGGCAATCGCTCGATCCCCAAATGAAGGGTCGGTCGATCAGGTGCTCATATTTGAGATCCTCAATCGTCACATTTGCACCGAGGGGAACGCCGGCGGCAGATATTGCCGATAGGGCAGAGAAAAACCCATGCTGTCAGACAGCGTGGCGAGCTGGAGACTGATCTGCGATCGACTATATTGCTCCACACGCTTCACACGATAGGTGTTGATTTCGCGGATCAGCCGATTGTTGATGAGATTGTCGAGCAACACGGTGATGCGAATGATCACGGCGTTGTCAAGATAACCGTCATAGACCAACGGCTTGAATTGGGAGAGATCAATATTCGGTTGACCGAGCTGGAGCTTTGGCATCGACAGCCCGGTATCGGCAGACTTCTTCTCGCCGCTCATGGCGACCGGCAACCCGGTGTATGTATTACCTCGCCACGTGACATCATTATCGTTCTTGAACCGAACGACGCCGGTGCCGCCCGACGGTGTCAATTCAAACAGATCGACCCGGCCGTCCGACAACAGCTGGTGCGAGTCTTTAATATGTTCGAGTGGGATTTCAGCCACGGTGGCTCCATACAAAACGGGCGGCCCAACGAATGGACCGCCCGATGTAGGACGTCAAGAGCGGTTGGGATTAACCGCCGACGTAGAGCTTGCCCGGCGAGCGCGTGCCGATTTCCGACAGGCGCGGCGCGCCGGTCAGTTCGCCGCGCGAGAGCAGGAGCGGCTTCATCTCCCAGCTCATCGAGCTGTACTGGGTCTCGTTGAAGACGAGACCGAAGCCCTTGACCATGCGAATCTTCGGCGCGATGTAGACCATCGGGCGATCGAAGTTCGACAGGGTGCCGACGATCTTGGCGCAGAACAGATCGTCCGCATCGATGTCGCCGACGTTGACCGGCTGCACGACCCAAACCCGCGCACCGACCGCGAAGGTCATATCGGTCGGGATGCCGTGCGCGGCGTCGAGCGCCACGACGTAAGGGCCGCTGCCCGTCGCTGCCGCCGACGTGACGGTCGGGAAGACATAATCGGTTTCACCGCTGCCGCGCTGGATCAGGATCGTCGAGCCGGCGGGGATGTCACCGATGGCGGTAATCGCCGAGGTGATTTCGCCAGGGATCGGGTCAGAGGCAATCGACAGACTGACAGCGCCGCCAGCCACCGCCGCCGTGAGCCGGCCGCGCTTCACAGGCGTCGCGGCGCCGGACATGGCGTGCGAGCGCATGAAGTTCTGCGCGGTCATTTCGAAGACGTTGCCGGTGATGCTCGACGTCACGCCGGTGCGCTTGGCGTCGACCTCGGTCTGAGCCACGCCATTGAGCAGCGAATTGATCGAGCTGTCGAGGCCGACGTTGACCTCGGACACCATGCCGATCGAATGCAGCTCGGGGCGAAGGGAAAAGACATCGTCCACGAACGCTCGACCAAGCATGATCGTGGCCGAGGACAGGGCGAATGCGGACTTCTGAACGTCGGCCATTGAGGCAACTCCTGCTTGAAACTCAGAAAGGCTCTTGCCTTCTTTTCGCTTTAGCTCAATAGGAAAGATTGCAACCGCCGATCACCACCGGAGATTTATGCCCAAACCCTCTGCCCCGAAGGAGGATCACCGCAGCTTCACGGTGCGGATCCCCGAGACCCTCTACAACACGATCGGCGATCTCGCCAACGCCGAAGGCGTTTTCGTGAATGTAAAAGTCAACCAACTGTTGCGACTTGGACTTGGCGAACACGTCAGTCTCGATGCCGCGCTGGCCCGCCTCCTCAAGAAAGAAGTGACCGTTGATGTCGGATGATCCCCTTCCCCCGCGTCCGGACCTGACGATCGACATCGCCGGCCAGACCATCAAGATGACCTACGGTCTGGAGATGGATATTCGCCGCATGTTGCCGGACCCGATGTCGGCGCTCCAGCTCATCCGCGATGATGTCTACACGCAGGACTATATCGTTCGCCGCGTGCTGACCCCCGTCAAGAAGATCATCACCGATCCGGCGCAGTTGATCGACATGGAAGAGACCGACGTCTCCTCGGAGGATGTCGAGAACATCCTGACGTGGGCGACGGAGCACGCGCTCTATTTTTTCGTGAAACGGACCGTGGAGATGGCCAAGCTGGGGGTCCGTTACAATCAGGCCCTTCCGAAGCCCTCCACGGATGGTTCCGAGACCTCAGCTACGACGACGCCGTCTGCTGGGCCTTCGGATGCGTAGAGGGCGACCTCGAAACTGACATATACTGGCGGTACGCACGACGCGAGATTTCGCAGAAGATCCAGCTGCGCCTCGGCGAGCAAAATGCCGTTCTGCTCTCGCACCACAACTCGTTCGTCATGGTCGTGAACGCGGCACTCGGCGGCGGGGACAAGAGCGGTGCACCGCCGCCACGCCGTGGTGATCCGGGCGTGAAAGACCTTGGCGCCGGACATTCCACTCCCGAAGCCGCCGCCGCCGCCATTAACGCGGCTATGACTTTCTGAACAAACGCCCGCTGGCGGTGCCCTTGGCAATGCGCTGAGACACCGCCTGCGGGATAGCTCGTTCAAGGAAGAAGCGCAGATAGGGTTCGAGGGTCGGACGATATCGACCGCGCCCACCGCGCAGATGCAGCGCTACGACAGGATCTTCGCGGCCAATCGCCCCCAGCAGCGCCGCGTTGGGCTGATCCGAAATTCGCGTCATGGACTGGGTCACCTTACCCAGCGCGCGCACCCGGATCGTAGCCAGTTGCAGTTCGACTTTGGTGCCATCACGGCTGAGTTTCATGGTGCCCTGATTGACGCCCCAGCCGCGGTTGTTGCGCTGGACCTGCACGCTGATCCCTCCGAAGATATCTTCAAGAATACCGCCGCTACCGACATTCACTTCGCCGCCGCCCGCCGTGCCGACTTTATCGCTGGAGAAGAAGCCGGCGAGGGTGCCGCCGTCCGGCTCCCAGCCACTGTTGTCGAACCAGTTTTGGTGGCCGGTAAAGACCTTCTTCTCTTCAAGGTAACGCGCGCCGCGCGGCGCCCATCGCGGCAACGACCCAAGGCTCTCGCGCGGCTGGGCGCCGCCCTTCGAAACAGTGGTGAGCGTGCCAACCAATCCGCGCTGATTACCCGGCGCGCCAATGACGTTGCGCCGGAAGTCGCCGGCCACATGCGCCAGCTCGGCGCGGACATCACGCTCAACGGCGATCTGGAGTTCTCGCTTGGATTGCTCCCAGTTCTGCTCAGCATAGGAAAGAGTGACTTGCTCGACAACAGCGCGCGTCGTATCCTCGGACTCTCGACGACGCTTGACTTGGCCCTTGCCGAAGACGAAGCGGAACGTAATCGGCCGTTTAGGAGCTTGTGCCATGTCCTCACCCATTCCAGCAGTATATAAATCAATCGTGCGTGCAACGAGCGATTTGATCAAAA